CATGGATTCCGGCCTTGCCCTTCTTGATCTCCCAGTTGACCTGCTTGCCGGTTGCGTGGAACCGCTGCTTGGTCTTCGGACCCTCTTTGGCATCGACCGTGTAGGTCGGGACTTCACTGCCGATGAGGGAACCGCTCAGCATGAAGAAGTCGACCAGCTTGGCGTGCTCCAACGCATTGCCGCCTGGGGACTTGTAGTCCTGATTCGGATCCTTGATGTTGTCCCGAACCTGATTGATTCCCAGGAGACAGGTGTCTCGAACCTCACCCCACTCACTCGGCATGGTGAGCATCGAGGTCATCTTCTGAAGGAAGGTCGTGTTCGGACCGGCCGCACCACCGTAGGTCTTGTCGTGCACGGACTCGTTCTCTTGAGCCGCAGCCGACAGAACGTTGCCGATGCTGTTGATGACGATGAGGTGGTAGACGTTGTCTTCGATGGCCCGAAGAACCACGTCGTAGAAGTCTTCGGCAGCCAGAGCGTGAAGCTCGTGGATGGTCCCGACCTCCCGCTTCATGTCGGCGATCTCTTCCTTCGTGAACTCGGGCCAACCGCTTTCCTTTCTGGCCTTGTTCATCGCCTCGATGTCCTTGTCTCCAAGGGAGATTTGGACTCCGAGTAGGCGAGCCTGTTGACGGTCCGCCTGGAGCTCGTTGTAGGCCAGCAGGACCTTCATCTTCTGGCCGAGCATGTACTGGAGCTGGCGGATGGTGCACCAGACCAACATGTCCTTGCCGGCATTCCTGCGGCCGATGATCTGACTGATACCTCCTGCAGGCCAGCCGCCCTTCAGCTCCGTGTCCACTGTCAGGATGCCGGTCGGCAGACGCTTGGTGAGGTAGGGCAGTTGGTAATCGGAAGCTCGTTGGAGGACAGCCCTCCCTTTCAGAGCCTTGTTCGTCTCTTCCAACAACGCAGCGGCACGCTCATCCCGGGTTGGAGGAGGAGCATCCTTCTCCCTCGGCTTCTTCGTGATGGCCGGTTTGGGCGCAGGCTTCGGACCATCACCCTTCTTCTTGGGCGACATTGAACACTCCTGGTTGTGGTGGGACTACTTCTGTGGCTCTGTCGGGCGCTTCTCGAACGGCTCAGTCCCATCGACCGGGCAGTGGGTTGGATTGGTGAGAGGACCGCCGCACTTCGGGCAGATCTTCCCTGCCCCGGCGGTCTTCGTCTTGTCTGGTTGCTCGACCACCACTCCGTACTTGTCTTTGCTCATGCCGCTCTCCTCGATTCCTTCTTATGGGGACAGTACCCATACAGACCTTGTGCGCAGTTGCAGTTCCAACACCGCACATCGAAACCGGTCGGATAGTAATTGGTCTTCAACCACAGGTAGAAGGCGTGGCCTCTACCTTGATTTCCTAGAGCTCTTCGATGGTGAGCACCATCATTCTTCGTGTGATTGATGGTGAGGAACTCCAGTCTTTGCTCACCACAACAGGAGCACCTACCACCGTATGCTTCTATGGCTTCTCTCCTGGTTCTTACTCTGTACGCCTTTTGCTTCGGGATGATCTCAGCCCTGTGTTGCCTGGCCCATTCTCTCTTGTCCCCTCGACACTTGAAGCACAGTCGATATTTGAGAGTCTTCTTTCGTCTTCCGCAGTTTGGACACTTCCTCTTGGAAGCCCTGCCCCAATACTTACGGATCATGTCCAACCTGGGCTTCTCCTTCATGGGACCTCCTAGTAGTACTGCTTGAACCGGATGACGGTCTTCGCCTTGATGGTCATCATCTTGCCGGCAATCATCCGTTGGGACTCTGGACGGAACTTGCCGTGGAACCTCCCGAACCCAGGAATCTTAACCTCTCCCCCTGTCAGGGTCGTGGCCTTGATCTGATTCAGGAAGGTGGTGAGGATGGTTCTGGCGAAGGCGCTCCGTTCCGACTTCATCCCCAATCCAAGAGCCACCTTTGGATCCTTGCCTTTCAAGGGCTCCAGGCACTCCTTTTCCACCGATTCGATCAACTCCGTGTAGGTCATTGCCGTTCTTTCATGTCAAGTGATGCGTGTACAAAGCCCGGAGGTATATATACCTCCGGGCCAGGTTGAGCTACTTGGCAGTGTTCCAGGTCTCTCCATGACCAATCTCGGCCGGTAGAGGAACCTCGAACGTCCACGTGTTCTCCATGAGGAACTTCGCCCTTGCCTTGACCTTCTTGACGGTCTCTGGATCCCGAGGGCATTCGAAGATGAGCTCGTCGTGAATCTGGAGTAGCAGCTTCGCTCCCAGCTCCGCCAGCTCAGGGTCGTTCTCGGCCATGATCATTGCCCGCTTGGCAATCTCCGCAGCCGTTCCCTGAATGATGGAGTTGACAGCCTGACGCTCACACTGCTTGGCGTCACGCTTGCTCATCCCATGCAGGTCGCCGAAACGACGGTAGCGACCACTACACACCTGGACGGACCCGTGCTTCCAGAGCCAGTCCTTGGTGTAGTCGATGTACCGCTTCACGCCTGGGAAGACGGCGAACCACTTCCGAATGAGATCGAATCCCTCTTCCGGGGTGACCAGCCTCTTCAATTCCCTGGTCAGGTTTGCTGCCAGGTGCTCTCCACCGATGCCATAGATGATGCCGAAGCCAGTGGCCTTTGCCGCCTGCCGGAAGAACAGTAGCTCTTCTTCCCTTGCGGTGAGGGGCTCCTTCCTCTTGCCCTTCTTGAAGTCCTTCTCGGCCTGCTTCGCAGCCATCACGTCGTCGTAGGGGATGCCGTACATCTCAGCGACGGTGAGACAGTGGAGGTCAACGCCCGCCTTGATGGCGTTGATCATCTTCTGGTCTTGAGAGAAGTGCGCCATGAGGCGCATCTCAAGCTGCTCGTAGTCAGCAACCACGAGCACGGTGTTGTCCCCGTGGGTGAACGCTTCACGGATCTTGAACTTGTCATCCCCAGGACGAGGGATGTTCTGCAGGTTCGGGTCGCTGGATGACAGACGTCCGGTGACCGTCCCCGTCTGGTTCAGACTGGTGTGGATCCGGAACATCGGATCCAACCACGTCATCAGGCCCATGACGTAGGTGCCGTGAATCTTGGCGATGCCTCGATACTCCAGAAGCTTCTGAGCCCACTCGTCGCCTTGCCCTGCCCACTCCTCCAGAACCTCGGAGTCAGTGGAAGGCTGCTTCTTCCCTGAGTTCCCACCGTCGGTCCACTTGACCACCGGCTTCTTCAAGCAGTCGAAGAAGAACCAACGGATGTCGTTGGTGGAGTTGAGGTTCATCACCCCATGGGTAGGGTCGAAGCGAGTTGCTAGAGCGGTGAAGTCCCTCTGGATGCGGGCCATGTCCCACTCCATCGGGCCCTGCTGTTCGACGAGGTGACCACGGTCGACCGTGATGCCTCGCCGCTCCATCTTCAAGAGCACCTTCGTGAACGGCACTTCCACGTCGTAGAAGTAGTCCGTCAGGGTGTAGTGCTCTCCGGGATGGATGTTCACCTCGTCGAGTTGGTAGTCGAAGTAGCTGCGCAGGCTCGTCGAGTTGTAGGCGTCCAGGCTGGAGTAGTCCGCCGACTTGATTCTCCTCTGTGCGTCCGCGAAGGCTTCTCGAATCAAGTCCCCGACTGTCTTGCCCGGGGTGATGACCCGACCTGTCTTCCTGTCCTTCTTGGCGGGAATCGTCTTCCCAAAGGTCTGTTCGAACGTTGGAGTGGTCCGACCGAAGTGGTCAGTGATGCACTCCTTTAGACCATGACGGCCCTGGTTGTTCTCGTTGAGGAGCCAGGACTGGACGACGGTGTCTCGAAGTTCCCCGGCCTTGGTGATGTCAGCACCTGAGTTCGCCAGCATGTGGCCGTCGAACTTGGCGTTGGTCAGGTCGAAGTTGATCTCCGGGTTTTCAAGAAGCGGTTCCCTGTAGAGAGGAATGAACTCTTGAGGGAGGCAGATGCGTTGCTGGGCATCTGAAAGAGACCAGACGATGACCCGGTCTCGAATGCGGTCCAGACCTGAGGTCTCGGTGTCCAGCCCGAGACCATTGTTCCTGTCGTGGTTCTGGAGGAAGTACGGGATCCACTGCCGAGCCTCTTGTTCGGAGCCGACCCAACGTCCCTCCGGGATGCTCATGTCGAAGCCGTGGCTCATTTCCACCAACTCGGGAGTTCGAGAGTGACCGTCTTCTTCCCGTCCTTGGTCTTGCCGTACTTCAGAGGCTTCAGGTCCTCGATGCAGTTCCCACCGGCGAAGAGGAACTTGTGGTAGTCGGCGTGGAAGGTCGGAAGGACTTCAAGAGCTCGCATGGGAAGAATGCGTTCGTTGTGCTCTAGAGCGACCTTGTTGGCGTGTTCGATCAGCCACTTGTCATCCTTCGACATTGGTGGGTGCGTGAGAAGATGCGTGACTCCATGAGGGCTCTTCTCCAGCTCGTGCATGTGGTCATTCAGCATGAAAGCTACAGTGTTGAAGCCGATATCGTGCCTCTCTTTCTCCGGGCATGTGAAAACCCGGTCGCCTAGAGTTGGCGACCGGGTCCTCAGGTAGAACTTCTAGCGCCCGTAGTTGGGCTTGTTGGGCGGAACGAACGGCTGCGGCCCAGGGCCCGGTTGTGCTGCCGGGTACGGGGCGTACGGTGCCGGTGCAGCCGGCTGAGGATAGCCAGGCTGCGGAGCCGCGAACGACTGCTGAGGCGGCGGCCCGTAGTTCGCGTACGGAGCCGGACCAGACGCAGGCGCCCCGAAGCCAGCCGGCATCGGGAGGTCCATCCTCTTCGACTGATCCTGCAAGCTCAGAGGCTTGTAGATCTCATCGAAGTTGTACTGCTCCTTCAGCAGCTCCTCGACGTGCTGACGGAACGTCTTGTTCGGGAAGAAGGCAGGGTTGATGCCCTGACCGAACTCCTCGATGGTCATGTGGTTCTGCCGGACGATGTGGCTGTTGGTGTTCTCGCCCTGCCGCATCGCCTGGAGGACCACGTCGAAGATGGAGATCTGAACCCCCTTCTTCCCCTGGTTCTCGCAGAAGTCGCAGCCCACGATGTCCTTGAGCAACACCGGCCGCTGGCAGGTCATGCACGGGTACGGCCGGAGGACCTCCTGAGCGATCTGCTCGTCGGTCCGTTGGTCGTTGCTCATGTCGATGACCATGTTGTTGCAGTTCGGGCAGGCGAACCCGTCCGTGATGAGCTGCTGCTTGCAGGTTGCGCACTGGCTCGTCACGATCTGGTCGAATCCCTGGATGTCGCTCAGGTGGTTCTTCCCCATCTCCATGTAGCGCTTCTTCCCGAAGATGGTTGTCAGGTCTCTCGGATCGTACCGAGGGAACTGGGGCTCGCCCTGCTGCGGAGGATTGGGCGGCTGGCCCTGGAGCAGCCTGCAGAAGTTGCAGGTTCGTCCCGCACACTCGGAGTAGATGATGACCAATCCCGAGTTGTCCCGCTTGGCGACGAAGTTGCCGTCGTCACCGATGAGCGGATGGCCGTGGTAGTAGGCCAGGTGCGCCATCCCGAACACGAACACGTCTCCCAGCGAGACGCTCTTGTCCCCGGTCTCCATGGCGAAGCAGCCAGTGCAAGGCTGGGGGTTGTGCGGATCCATGCCAGCGGAACAGGACGTGGAGGGGTACCAGTCCCTGCCATTCCTCTTCGCTGCCCTCTTGTGCATCCGCACCTTGAAGTACGGATTGATGACCGGCTTCGGTCGCCCGAACTGGTCCATCTCGATCAGCTCGGCCGGAGGGTTGGGGTCCACATACTGCCCACGGGCCAAGACCAACGCGGTCGGAACGTTGACCGGCAGCTTGTACCGCTCGAAGTAGGCACCCTTCCGGCTGCCTCCCTTGTTCTTCGTGTCCGCCACGACGCTTCGGCGGAATGCGCTCATTGCCACGTTGATGCTCCCTTCTTCTGAAGGACGCCCCACCGGATGAGGTACTGCACGTAATCCGTGAAGGGCATCGCGTTGTTGACCATCTGGTGAATCGCCTCTACCTCGTAGTCGTCCGGCTGCGTGTTCTCTTCGCCCTGCAGTGATTGCCTTACATCAGCATCAGGATACGAAACCACTCTGACCTTCCTGTACATCGGCATCCAGAGGAGGTCTCCCACCCTGAAGGAAGCGTTCCTTCCAGCTTCGTCGTTGTCGAGGAAGAGCACGACGGAGCAGCCAAGACGGTGAAGCAATTGCTGTTGGCGGTCGCTGATGTACGAACCCATCAGTGCCACCGTGTTCTGGAACCCTGCCTGAAGCATCCACAAGCATGCCTTGAATCCCTCGACGACGTAGACCGTAGCATTGGGGTCTGACAGCACCCTGTTGAGGATCTTGTCGTAGTTCCAGAGGAACTCGTGGTTCTCGCACTTGTAGTCGGGGAACTGCTCGTCGAACCATTCGCCGTAGTCGCTCTTGATCCAACGGTTGTTCATCCCCATCCTTCGCCCCTGGTAGACCAGGTACTTCGGCCACTGCTTGGAGGAGAATGGAGTCACGCCTCCGGAGAAGCCTGCCAGGTTGCCGTAGGCATCCCGGAGCGGGTACATGATGCGGTTGTTCACCCGATCGAATCCGATGTCCAGAGTCCGCAGCAACTCTGGGTTGAACCCATCCTCCACCAGCTTGGTTGGGAGCCAGTCGTAGACCCCTAGGATGGCCTCTGGAAGAGTGAAGTCCGCCATGAAGGGGTCTTGATTGACGAAGGTGTTGGCCTTCTCCAGCTTCCTTAGCTCTCGGTTCCGCTTGAGATCCTCAGCGATGGCCTTGGTCTCAGCAGTGATTTGATGCTGAGGCATGCCCAACATCTTGAGCAGCTTCGTTACGTCTCCTGCCTCGTGGCAGGTGAAGCAATGGAAGATGCCCTGATCCAGATTGACCGAGAACGAAGGCTTCCGCTCTTGGCCTCCTTTGTGGAAGGGGCACCTCGTGAGGATGTTGCCGCCACCTGATGGCCTGAAGGGACCTGGCAGATGACGCTGTAACAGAGCCAGGACTTGATCTCTCATGGCCTTACGGGGCTCTCATCGGCACCGAGGGTATGACGGGGTCGAGGAAGCTTCTCCGGTACTTGGGTTTGTCTCCGTAGTCCTTCTTCTTCTCATCCTCCTCAGCCTGCGGAACGATGATGCGGTTGAAGCTGAAGTCCGTTGCTGGAACTCCGTTGATGACCAGACCTTCCAACGCCGCCTCACGAACACCGGGGAATGTGAGATCCAACTCTGCACGGCGCATCTTGGTCTGCTCGTCGATGAGTTCCCGCTTGGACACTCTCATGACCACGTCGGCGTCCTGACCCAGAGCATCGGCGTATGCCAGCTCAGTCAGGTCCACTCCCTTGGCCTTGTCAGCTTGTCGGTTCGCCTGGGTGACTCCCACAACTGGGATGTCGAACTCCTGCCCAGTCAGCTTCATGTCCTGGGAGATGTGAGCGATGTTCTTCCAGTCCACGGACCGAGAGTTGGTGCGGTCGTCCTTCATCAGGTACAGGCCGTCCACGAAGACGATATCTGGCTTCAGCTCTCGAATCTTCGCCTGGAGCCACGCAACTCCGCCTCCGGAGTTCGCCCCACCGCTTCGGTCGGAAGTGATGATGAAGTAGGGCTGCCTGGTTCCGCCCATGTACTCGACGGCTCTCTCATCATCGATCAGTTCTTCGAGGATGTTGAAGAGATGGGCCTTCAGTTCCGGCTGCAACTTCCCTTGTCGGTAGGGCTTGTAGGCAATCTTCGACATGCAACAGGCAGCTCGACCGGCCACCATGAGTGGTGACATCTCTCGGGTGTAGAAGAGCACCCTTCGCCGTGCATTGATGTACGCCCAGACCGCCATGTAGATGGCGACCCAGGACTTCATCGATTTCGGACGGCCGTAGAGCACGATGAATTGGGAGTTCTGCATTCCCTGCAGCTCCTCGTTCATGATGGGCCACGGAAACGGAATGCCCAGCAGTCCCTGAGAGCTTGCAACGATGTCGTACTGCTGCCTCAACTGAGCAAACGCTGAGGCCATCGATAGGTCTTGCCCTACCTCCGCCAGTGCGGAGAGTTGCGAAGTCCGTGCTTTCAGCGTGGCCATGCACTGCATTGGATCCAGTTCAGCTTCCGCCAGGATCTGTTGGCCAAGGATGCTCAGGTCCATCCGAATCTTCTCCTTGCGAAGCTGCGCCGCAAGGATGGGAACGGTGTCCGTTCCGTTGAACGGAAAGAAGCTCGGGAAGTTCACCCGAGTCATCTCGACGCTTGGAACGTGACCTGCTGTTGCTGGGTTGTGGTACGTGCTGCGAAGGAAGGCGTAGAGCTCACGAGCCTGCGGAGTCTGGAAGAACTCCTCCGTGATTTGCGCCTTCTCCAAGGTGTGGAAGTCCCGGTCCACCATCACCTTGGTGAGAAGAGCCAGTTCAATGTTTTGGGACACAGTGCTCCTGTTGGAATGGATAGAGGAGTGCCGCTAGCACCACGAGAGCCACGAACGATGGTGGGCTGTCAACGACTAGAGACCGGGAACGCCATCCTCATCCGACGGGTTGGGTGAGGTCTGCTCACCTACGCTATCGGTTGTGGGTGGTGCTTCCTCTTGTACCGGTGCTCCGCCGCTGAACATCTCGCGAACGAGATCCTGCTCGATTGCTTGGATGAGCTCTCCAAGCTTCTGAAGAGTCTCGTCACTCCAGTCGGTGTTCCTGTTGCCTGCTCCGAATCGTTCGGCCGTGAGGCTGTTGACGAATGCGTACTTCACGGCCATGTGGACGGTGGGGCTGAGGAGGTTGACTGAAACCTCCCCAACCGCCAGTCCATCGATTCGAATCTGCCCTTCACCTTTGAGCATGATCCGAGTCTAGCCGTAGTTCGGCCGGGTTTGGTTCCCCTGAGGCAGCTTCTTCTGCTCGATGACCCGTTGCAGCTCCAGCTCTGCCTCTCCCCGAAACCTGTTCACGAAGTACCCTGCAGCCCCGGCGGCGAGCTCAGCAGCTCGCGACACAGTGGTCTCGTCCTGATTGCAGGTCAGCGACACCGTGACCATCGCTGAAGCTCCGGTCCCGAAGTCCTTGATGCCCATGTCCTTGGAGACACTGACACGGGCCAGCGCGTTTCCCACGAGCTCTTGAAAACGGTCCATGATCTCTTTTGGAACCTCTTCCTGGAAGGTGAGATGAATCTCCGGCTGGTTCTGTTGGCTGAGGGTCATGCCGGCGCTGAACCTCGGATGATCGATGAAGATCTCGGTCATGATTCTCCTTTCTACATCCCGACCCTGACATCAGCTCTTGCGAGGTTCCCCAAGGAAGGTCAGCTCCTTCGGCCCAGTGACTGCCGGAGTGTCGTCCTTCTCGTCGTAGGCGCCCTGAAGAACGTCGTCGAGCTTGTTGGCTGTGAGCCAGTTCTTCACTCCATCGAAGTCGATCTTCCAGAACTGCTCCACCAAGGAGTACTGCTTTCCATCCTTGTCGATGCCCTTGAGGGCTAAGAGCGATTCGAGAAGCCCTCGCTTCTGGACCCCGTTGAGGAGATCTTGGGAGTGGAAGCTCCGCTTGGTCTTCGACGTGACCGTGAACTTGTCGTACTGCAAGCTCACCGGCTTCCCGTCTGGTCCCTTCCACTGAGACTCAGTGAGGACTACAGCCTGACGCAGGGAATCGACTGCTGACTTCCGCTTGGCGTTTCGGTCTTCGAGGGTTGAAGCCAGACGGGCCCAGAGAGTGCACCACTCTCTGGCGGCCTTGTCGTGGTCGCCACTGCAACTGGCCACGATGTCCCGGATGGCGAAGCCCTCGGTGATGTACTTCTCCAGATCTGCGTAGGCTGCATCGGCTGCCAGGAAGGTATCGATCGCCAGTTCGTGATCCGGTCTCTCCGGGGCCAACGGTGGAGAGATTCCCATCTCCGCAGGGGCCTGAACCATAGGTGGAGCGAGCGCATCGGTGACAGGAACTACCTCTACGATCTGCAGTCTCTTAGCCATGTTCACCTCGCTGGGATGGGTGTTCCGAAATGCTTGTTGCGGAGGAAGTCTAAGAGCCGCATGGCCTTCCTCACGTCCTCCACCGTCTTCTCGAAGTCCCCACCCGGTGAGTTCCAGTCCGCCTTCCGCAGCAGGTAAGACGGGGGGTAGATGGGGATGACTGGGTACGAGACCTTCCCTACAGCTCCGTGGTGCGTGACGTCGTAGACGTTCCCACGCATCTTCGAAATCTGGACCTGCTGCTTCTGCATCAGGGCGGCCATCGCCGTGTTGCCGGCGCCGATGATGACGAGGGGATCGATGATGTAGATGATGTTCCAGAGTCGCTCCCAACACGCCTTGAGCTCTACGTAGTTGGGGGTGCGGTTCTCTGGAGGCCTGCAGGCGACGGCGTTGGTCACGAAGAACTCAGTGCTCCGCCACTCGATCCAGGCCTCATGGAACTCCTTGATGGCCTGCATGCCTGCCCTGGTGGCCCTGGCTTTGATCCTGGAGTACTCCTCATGGCCTTCCCGAACCCTCTTGTTGTCTGAGGTCATCGCCAGAATCTGATTCAAGAGCTGGCCGGAACCACCGACGAAGGGGAAGGAGGTCCGCTCCTCTTCCTCGCCAGGCGCCTCACCAACAATCACGATGTGGGCTTCGGGGTTCCCTTCACCAAAGACAATCTCATCGCTGTCGGTCTCCAGCTTCCGAAGCTTGCCCAGTTCGCACTTCTGGCAGGCGAACCACTTGTTGAAGAGCTCATGCAGACGCTCGGTCTTGCTCTTGGACGGATCCGAATCGAGGAGCTGAACCTGCTGCTCCACAATCTTCGGCCGTCCCCGGCCCCGCTTGGTGGGGGCCGGGTTGGCTTGCTCTTCCATGAGGCCTTTCTACTACTTGGGTCTGACGTAGCCGGGAACGATTCCAGCCTCGGCTGCGGAGTTGAGCTTCTTGCGGTCCAGGAACTGTTGGAAGAGTTCGAGCATCTCCTGCTCTGACTCTGGACTCAGGTCCTTGAGGTAGTAGCCGCCGATTGGACGGACGAACATCGAGCCCTCAGTGACGTAGTCCCAGTCGCCAATCATGAAAGACTGAACGACCTGACCATCGGGGAGCGCCTTCCGAAGACAGATGAACCGCTTCGGATTCGTCAAGGTGACGATGGGATCGTAGATGTTCCCACGAACTTCACCGAAGGCCTGTTCGCCTGCTCCAAGAAGGAGCACAGCGAACTTGTCCGCCCGATGTCCCTTGTTCCCCAACTCGCCGATGATTTGCTTCGACCGGCTAGTCGCCTCCTTCTTCTTCTCCGTCATCTCTGCTCCGGGGAGGAAGCTGCTCGAATGCTCTGACATAGAGTTCTCTCACCTCAGGCGGGAAGTCTTTTGGATACGGACTGGGTTTTAGGTTCTCGTACTCGTAGCCCCATTCGCGCAGGCTGCTTTTCAGCTTGGCGCACATCTTCTTGATGGTCGGGGTGAACCAATCTTCGAAGACGTTCATCACCGGCGTCTTCTTGTCTGGCAGCAATCTCTGGATACGACCCATCGATTGCTGAAGGGCGTTCTTGGAACGGAACGGCGTCAGCCAGAAGAGCGTGTCCAGGCTGGGATCGTCTACTCCAACCGAACCGAGGCGGGAGATGGCGAAGCAGATTTGGCTGTCCCGAAGGATGCCCATCCTCTCGCTCCTCTCCGTCTCGGCGATGATGAGAGCCGAATCCGGGAAGAGAGCGTGGAAGAGACGAAGCTGGTCCTTCGAGTGGGACAGGCAGAGGATCTTCCTGCCGGCATCGAGAGCATCCTTGATGGCCCAGTACCTGTAGACGTTGGCGCTGTAGTCCCGACCCAGGATGGTTCGCAGGACCGAGACGTTGGTCTGCTGCCCATCCAACTTCGCCTTCTCGTAGTCGATGACGACGGGTGTCTTTTGGAAGTAGATGCGAGGGACGAGATCCTGAACCAGGTCTGTGTAGAAGGGTTCCCCGATGTGGTACCGGTAGATGGGGTCCAACCCATCCTCTCGCATCACCGTCGCAGTGAGACCGATGCGGTCTCCATAGAACGGTGTGGCGGTGAGGCTGAACTTCGGAGCTCCGATTCCGTGGACCTCGTCATAGACGATGAGCCCGAAGTACCTGAACATCTCCTCGGGGATGGCACCCTCCTGGATGCGCATCCACAGGGTGGTGACGAGAGCTAAGGTAAGCGGCTTCGCCCAGTTGAAGACCGGACCTTGAATGAGGCCCAGCTCTCCATCGAACTCCAAGCCGGGTGGTCTCCCAGTCACCTTGTTGCCGAGCACTGCCTCCTTCCACTGCTCCAGGATTCCTCCGTCTGGAACCACGACCAGGGTTGGCATCCCCCGCTGTGCAATCTTCTTCAGAGCGAGGACTGTCTTGCCCTTGCCGCATCCGAGGTTGAGGATGCCATTGTCGTTGGCTGCCAGTGCTCTCCACGCTCGCTGCTGCTCTTCGTTCCTGGGTTCAATCTTGTCTTCGAAGTGCAGCCTCTGGAATTGAGGGCGCAGATCCACGAAGGGGAACCTGTAGTGTCGGTAGTTCGATGAGGGTAGGAACTCCCTCGGGCACAGGATGTGGTTCGAGGACTCGTCCCACATCTGCATCTTTGTCTGCCCGCCTTGGCTGTTGACGGTGAACTCTAAGGCACGTTTCACCGGCTCAACGCGGATACCGCCTCTGGGTAACCAGAGGCGGTCCGCGATGTACGCCTTATCGGGTTCTTTTGGAACGAACGAAAGCCGCATTCAGTGACCCCACCATCCGAAGTTTCTTCCCATCAGATAGATGACCACTGTGACGTCTACAGCCATGAAGAGCAGGAACTGCGGCATCGCCCAAGTGGTGAAGAACCACTTCAAGTAGCGTCTCATCGGTCTATCCTCAGACATACAACGTCTGTACTACGATTGCTACTTGCGAGGAGCGAAGATGACCTGTCTGATGGCCAGGAACAACTCCGCTACTCCCTTCTCCAGCATCGCCAAGGCGGTGTTCTTCATCACCCGACCGGCGAAGGTCTCACCCTCCATCTGCGTTCTCATTGGAGGAGGAGCTGAGTGGATCATCTGGTAGAGGGGATCGTGCAACCACCCGTACCTGTGGACCGGCTGCTGTTGCGGAGCCGGGGCTGCGACTGGAACCACGGGAGCTGGTTGCGCTACCGGTGCCGTCCTTGCGATCGGAGCATAGGTCGGAACCTGAGGAGAGTACGGCTGGATCGATGACGTCACCGGTTGTGGAAACGCGTACGGCCTGGTTGGGGCCGGAGCGGTGTACGGTGGTGCGATGGGTCGTGGCATTGAGTTCTGCCGGAAGATCTCTTCCTTGCAGGAGTTCTGGAACCCACAACCTCTGCACGTTCTGTCATCTTCTTCGTACGACTTCCCCCAGCATCTCGGTCTCTCTTCCTGAATCCTGAGACGCGATTCGGGGCTGGGGTTCCCGTACTGATACCCTGTCAATTGCACCTCCTGAGCTGTAATGGTTCGGTGCCACAGTCTTATGCCAAGGAACTGTCCTTCCTTGGAAAACCTTGTCACTCTCGCTTGGGAGGCCCTACACTCGAAGCGCTGCGGCATCCCTGCAAGGAGTGCTCATGAAGACCGCTGGAGTGGTGCTCGACTTCTATGATGACCCGTCTGGCTCGCTCTTGAAGAAGGCGTTCCCGACCCTCGACTCCCTCCACGAGCACGTCAAGACCGCCCACATCCTGACCCCAGAAGAGCGAGACGTTCTCCGAGACGAAGCCTTCGCTTTGGTCTTGGTGAATGAGGGCAAGACCCTGAGGAAGTTCGCCTGCGTGGATGCAGGCAATACCCTCCTCTCGGCCCTCTACTTCGAACAGAACGCCCACCTCTTGCCGGAAGAGGCGGTCAAGGTGGCAGCGGTCAACCTCGCTTCGTTCTGCGAGGACTTCGACATGGAGCCCACCCACTTCGTGAAGATGGCCGCCAGTGGGATGGCTCGGAATCGTGACACGATGCGTCAACCGATCGTGGGGGACGAGGCGGACTGGGCAGCTCGGACCAACCTGGTCTCGGTCCGTGGAGGAGCCGATTCCGGTCGCGTCATCCCCACGGCGAACCAGATGAAGACCGCCAGCGGCGGGAGGGAGATCGGCTACCTGGACAGCTTCCACAAGCTGAACCCAGAGGCGCAGCCACCGAAGGATGGAGGGATGGTCCTCACCAACGACAAGCGGTTGGAGAGCACCAAGAAGAAGCAGCCCCACCTCCAGAACAAGACGAAGACCCCGGACAAGAACACGTTCGCCGTGGGCCCAGGCAAGGGAGACCTGGAGGTCAACTACAAGCAGACCCAGTGGCCGATGCCGACTCCCAAGCTGGCCAACGTGGTGGACGTCACAGGTCAAGAGCCCATCCACACCTTCGAGAGGAAGACGGCCAGCATCACCGCCCTCAACGGCCGCTATCCTCTCGACGCCTACGGCGACGTGCAGAAGGCAGTGAAGTACTTCGCCGAGAACTGGACGGAGATGGATCCGGCGGATCGGCACGAGTACGCCGTGAAGACGGCGGCCAGGGCCGAGGAGCTGGGTATCAAGGTGGGAGACCATTTGGACCGGTATGGATCCACCTCCTACGCTCCCGACGTCGACGCCCACATGGCCAACCGGATCGCCGTCTGCGATCCGGAATACTCCGGTGCTTACGCGGAGTTGCGTGAGAAGCGGGCATCGATCGATCCAGAGCAGTTCGCTCAGATGCTCACCAAGGTCGATGAGGCTTCCGGCCTGCGGTGGGCTTGGGGAGGCGACGTGGCCGATCCCTACATGGCCACCTTCGGCGGGATGTCGGAGAAGCAGGCGGCGGCAGCCTGGGACTGGGAGGGTCGCCTCGGTGACCGTCTCACCTCCGAGCAACTCCGCAAGCTGTGCATGGAGGGACGTGGCGTCCTGAAGAAGTACTTCTCCCACGACATCGTGAACGCCCTCCAGAAGGATCCCATCACGGTGTTCGAGTCGCTGCCGGACACCAGCAAGGTGCTCATCGCCAGGATGGCGAACGACGAGTTCGACAGCCTGACCGTCAACTAGGAGCTGGGATGCGTTTGCCGACGATCCTGGGGTTCCTCGATGAACTCCAGAAGATGAAGACAGGCAGTCTCGCTGAGCATGCTTTGGAGGTCGGAGGTCTTGGACTCCTGGCCGCTCCCACAGCCTACAGAGCAATCACCGGCAAGAAGGTTGGTGAGAGGAAGACTCGGGCTGCAGAGCTTGGAGGTCTTGGAGTCTTGGCAGCTCACCCCGCCTACGAGATGGGCAAGCATCTCTTGAAGATGAAGAAGGGCTCGGCCGAACTCAACGTCGTGAACGCCGCTCTCTCCCTCTTCACCAAGAAGGGAGAAGCCGATCTCTGGGAACCGATGACCGGGAAAGTCATTGGTGGGTTGACGGGCAGTCGAGCAGCGAACCGTGGTGTATCCGTGGCTGGTCAGGCAGCCAAGGCCATCGCCAAGCCGAAGTTCACGATGGACACGCTGAAGTCTCTCTACCAGAGGCAAGGCCTCAAACCCGCTATCACTTCGGTCCTAAAGCGGGCAGTCTAGGAGGCGTCTTGGCCTCTCCGGAGCAGGAGCTCTACGAACGCCTCTTGGGCACGTCGGTTACCAAACCGACGGCGCCATCGGAGGGCTCCGCCATGGAGAAGGAGTTGGAGAAGGGTGACCCGGATGCTGGAACTCCGGTGACCCTGAGGAACCTCTTCACCCATCACGACACGCACCCAGTCGTCATCGACTTCGCGTTGATGAAGGCCTTCGGTGTGGAGTGGCTCGGGTGGGATGCCTCCACCATCTGGATCATGATCCAGAAGACCTTCAAGATGCCCATCTCGGAACTCTCTCGGGCGAAGGTCCAGACCGTGAAGACACTGCACGTCTCCAATGGTCCGTGGGAGCAGTGGCCAGTCTTCGAGAAGATCATCCAGGGCCTGAACAACAACATCCCCAAGTTCGAGGTGATGCAGGCCCCATCCCTGGAGCAGCTCTACGCCGGCGTTGACATGCTGGACCACATCCGCACGAGAGAGTTCGCCGATGAGGTGAAGCGCTACACAGCGGCGGCAGTACTCCATGAGGACGTGACCTACGTCCCGCCGCCTCTTGACTTCGTCCAGGTGGAAGTGAGTCACCCGTACTACCGCTGTCTCGACTGCGGCAACGAGGACTCGGCCCTCTTCCATGACGGCACCTGTGATACCTGCACCCACAAGTTCGATCCCGAGAACGGTCTCTCGATGCGGCCGGATCCAGAGATGCTTCTTCTGGGCAAGGGGAAGAACCTGGAGCTCCATCTCCGGCATGACCCGGAGCTCGTGGCAAAGAAGTGGGCTGAGGTGAAAGAGAAGCCCAGTTTCGAAGTCGACCTTGAAGAGAACGAAGTCGACACCCAGGTGGCCAAGCTCTTGGTGGCCCGGGACTACATGAACATCCGCCGGCGGCAACTCGCCGAGCAGCTCACGACCCTCAAGAGCTGGTTGGGGGTTGCGTGAATCGAGCAATGACCCTCGCCTTCATGGACGAGATGTCCAAGATCGCTGAGTCCAGGGCCAAGACGAAGAAGGCCGGCTTCATGGCCAACGTTGGCAACCGCATCACCAGCAACGTCGCTGGAGCGGGAGCGAACATCGGAGGAGCTCTTCACCAGATGTTCTCCCACCCAATCCAAGGCCTCACCCGAGGCGCCAAGGAGACCGTCACCGGATTGAAGGGACACCCTTGGCTGACCGCAGCCATCTTGGGAGGAACGGCTCTCGGCATCCACGACCTGAGCAAGCCTGTCGACCCCACAGGCGCCGGCCGCAGTCGGGCTCATCGGACGGCTGAGTTCGTGGGTGATCAAGCCGGCGGTCTGATCGGAGCTCCATTCGGCTTCGCTGGAAGCATCGCCGGCGGAATGATGGGCAAGAAGATTGGCGACTTGGCTGGCAAGACCATCGACAAGGTTCGTGGCTACAAGCGGACTCCTGCTATGGTGCAAGAAGCTCCCGCTGCCGCTGAGTCCATGAGGTCCGCACAGTGAGTTTCGACAACCTGGCTCTAGGCTTCGGCGGTACTTCACGCTTTGCCGGCCAGCGTGGAAGAACAGCAGACGGGACAAGCCGAAGTGGCATTCGGTATCCCTCGCCCTTCTTCGACATCGGTCACACCTACCTGCCGCCTTCGGTCAAGGCGCTGCTCAGGTGGTGCCGGTACTACTACCTGGTCAATCCACTCATCAACTCGGTCATCCACAAGATGTCCGAGTACCCCATCACGGAAATCGTGATCGATGAGAAGGACCCCAAGATTCGTGGGAAGTGGGAGGAGCTTCTCGGCCAGCACCTGCGGTACCGAGCATTCCAAATCGAGTGCGGCCTCGACTACTACACCTACGGCATCTGCCTGGTGACGGTGCACTTCCCCTTCACGAAGTACCTCATCTGCCGGCACTGCAAGCACAAAGAGAAGGCCGCCAAGATGGAGTACAAGTGGCGGAACCTCGACTACATCATTGCGTGCGACAAGTGCGGCCTGGTCTCGCCGGCGCTGGTCCAGGACTTCTACGAGAGAGACATCCGCCGCATCCGTCTGCAGCGGTGGAACCCCGAGTACGTCAACGTCGATCCGGGCTTCGGTGGAGCTGACCCGACCTACACCTTCGAGCTGCCTCTCCAGCTCCGCAACGACCTCCTCCTCGGCAAGAAGAACGTCCTCGACACCATCCCGGACGTCTTCGTGGAGGCGATGAAGAGGAACAAGTTCATTGCCTTCTCACCAGAGAACGTCTTCGTCCTGAGACGGCCCATCATCTCCCAGAAGGATGAGGGATGGGGGATGCCCCTCATCTTCCCGGTCCTCAAGGACACCTTCTACCTGCAGATCCTCCGCAAGGCTCAGGAGGCCATTGCCCAAGAGCACATCGTTCCTCTTCGGGTTCTCTTCCCCCAGGCAGGCAGTGCCACTTCGGATCCGTACACCACGATCAACCTCGATCAGTGGAAGACGCGGATGGAGAACGAGATTGCGAAGTGGAAGTACGACAACAACTACATCCCCATCCTGCCGCTGCCCATCGGCAACGAGACCATCGGCGGTGACGGTCGGGCTCTCATGCTCCACCAGGAGATGCAGGCTTGGTCGGACCAAATCGTGGCCGGCATGGGTGTGCCGAGAGAGTTCGTCTTCGGTGGCCTGACCTACTCCGGCTCGAACGTCTCGATGCGGATGGTCGAGAACATGTTCATCGGGTACCGCACCGACCACGAGAACATGCTGAACCAGTTCGTCATCCGGCGCATCGCCAACTTCATGGAGTGGCCGACGACCACGGCCCACATGCGCCGGTTCAAGATGGCGGACGACCTGCAGAGGGCCGCCCTCATCTTCCAGGCGAACCAGGCCATGAAGGTGTCCGACCAGACCTTCCTCACCGAGCTGGACATGGATCCGGCTGTCGAGGAGCAGCGCCGCAACGCTGAGCTCGACAAGAGCCTCAAGTTCCAAGAGAAGATGCAGATCGCCCAGGCCCACGTTCAGGCCGAGGTTGCCGGCATCACAGCGAAGGCGCAGGCCGAAGCTGCTCAGCAGATGGCTCAGGCGATGCCTGGCCAGGTGGGAGAGGGCGCCCCTCCAGGCGCTGGAGCAGAAGGTGGAGCGGATGCTCCTGGGGCAGAGGGTGGCCAACCTGGAATGCCCGGAGCAGAGGGCGGGGCTCAGACCGGCCAAGAGGGTGAGATGCAGGCCGGCGAAGACGTGATGCCAGGGATGCCGGCAGGTTCCACCGTCTCGGCGGAGAACGCTCAGGGAGCACCACAAGATGGCGTCCCACAGGCCGCGATGAGCCCACTCACCTTGGGTCAAAAGGGTGGGGGAGCGAACCTCATCTACATGGCCAAACGAGCGGCAGCTCAGCTCCAAAAGATGGATCCGCTGAACAAGATGATGGAGCTGAACAAGATGAAAGGTGCGAACCCTCAGCTCTACAGCATCGTCATCCAGATGATGAACGAGTCTCAGGGCTCACAGGCAAATCCGCTCGACCCAATGCAGAGCCCGATGCCAACACAGAAGCCTTCCCGCCGCGTAGCTCAAGTGGGATGATCGGAGACACCATGAAGAAGCTCGCCCTACTCGTCGCGTCTCTCCTCGCCCTGCCAGCATTCGCCGGCCCAGACTTCTCGTACGGTCCGAGCATGGGACTGGTCCGTGTCCACTTGAAGGATGCGCTCACCGGCAAGGCCTCCCAGGACGTTTTGAACGCAGGTGCTGGTGCTCAGTTCATGTGGAGCTTCTTCCCGGCCCAGTTCCCCATCCTGAACCAGAAGCTCGACCTGCTCAGCATCGGAGCTGCCGCCTTCTACGAGCACAAGACGGACGGCTCCCTCACGAGCTTCTCGGTGGCAGGATTGATCGGTACGGGCTCCGGTCTGCTCACCTTGGGCTTCGGACCAGACCTCTGGGCCAAGTACTACGGGCAGGATCCAAGCGGGGTCTTCACCGGGAACGTCAGCAAGGTGAACCTCTTCATGCTCTTGAGCATGGACCTGTTCCGTCTCTACGAGGTCATCAAGGGCGTGCCGACCCTGGACAACTTCATCATCCAGATCCTGAACCAGGAGGGCATCCAGGTTCCGCCGATGCCTCCTCCGGCAACGTCCATCGATCGAACCCCTCCTCCCTGAGGGCTAAGAGACAGGGCTCGAAAGCCCTGTCAGATTCCCCTCACTCGCCAGGTTCGGGGATTCCATCGCGAGGGGGGAAGCATGTTCGGATCTCCTTCAGGAGGCCGTGAGCATTTGCGAAGCAGTTGACGGTGGCCAACATCTTGGCCATCAACTCCGTAGGGGCGCCTTGGTGTTGCAGGCGCTGGTAGAAGTTGTATGTGACTCGCCAGCAGTCGAGAGACATCTCCTCCTGCTCGTTGATGTCGTCGACGTAGATCTGCTCATCGACATGGGAAGGCATCAACCCTCCTCTCCATCAAGCTTGGCGTCACACGCTGTACAGAACCTTGGTTCTTCATCTCCATCGAAGTACTGGTCTTCGTACACGGAGACAGTAGCGAACTCGGCGACACACCAGAGATGCAGCTTGGCAACTGCATGCTGCGGCTCAATGGCCGTGCTCTCGACGATTGACGGCTGACCGGTCTTCTTGTTTCGACCAGCTCTGCCGATGAAGAGTTCGATGCACTCGTCTCCCTCTTCTATGGTCTCGCCACAGTTGTCACAGTCGAGGAAGGGGACGGGTGTTGGTGCAACGGGTGCTACTTGAGGCGGTCCGTAGCTCCATGCGGAGTCGGCCATTCACCCTCCTGGTTTCCGCAACACGAGCTGGAGAACGATGCCTTCGCTATTGCACTTGGTGCAGTTCCCGGAGTGATAGAACCCAGGAAGCACTCGGTCCTTCTCTTTGGGCTTCAGGCAGCCGAAGCATTCCCATCCCACCGTCCATCCATTCGCCTGTTGGATCTGCACCCATTGGTGCATGTGGGGACACGTTCCGCAGTCGTACGGTCGGTCACAGAGTCCCCTGATTGGGATCCCACCATCACTTGGATCTGCCTGGTCGAAGATGGGCTTGCCCAATGGAGTGAACTGCCCGCCATTGGACCCGAAGTAGATCGGGCAGAACGCCACCTTGACGGGGTGCTCCATCTACCCCTCCGCGAATCGGTACCACATGCTGAAGAGTCTATCGACCACGTACGACAACGCGTACGTGAAGAGGCTCCACAAGAAGAGCTTCACTTCTTCTCCTTCTGAGTTGAAAGACAGCCTTTGTCTCTACACTCTTATCCCAAAGAAACCATTAGGCTTTGATTGACCACCTGTCTTGCGGTCCTGTACCTTTGGACTGACCGACAAGGCTCAAGAACCTCTTCTGTGCAACAGGTAGAGCCCCGGTTGTCGTTCTCTAGCTTCGCCGCACAGGGTGAGGACCAAAGTGGATCTGCTGACGCCCGAGAAGTCTTTCGAGAACCTCAAGACCGACGTTCTCAAGGCGATTCAATCCCACTTCCCCTACGAGGGCCGGCGTCAGAGCGTGCAGCTTGGGAACCTCCGAGTCGAGGACAAGCTCAGCCAGGATGACATCCACAGCCAGGCAGAGGTCAAAGACAAGGATGGCACCTGGGGTGTGCCCATTCGTGGTGACCTGACACTCATCGACAAGAACACTGGGAAAGTCGTCGACACGAAGAAGAACGCTGTCCTGGCTCGTCTCCCCAAGCTCACCAACCGTTACAGCTTCATCGTCAACGGCAGTGAGTACCAGATCGATCACCTCTTCCGGCTGAAGTCGGGTGCCTACGCTCGCATCCAGAGGAACGGTGACCTGGAGACGGAGTTCAACCTCTCCAACCCCAGTCGTCTGGCCGGGGACAACTTCTCGGTGAAGCTGGACCGGGAGAACAAGAAGTTCTCCCTGAAGTACGGCGACGCTCACATCCCTCTCTACCCAATCCTCAAGAGCATGGGCGTCTCTGACGAACAGCTCGAACACGATTGGGGCAAGGCCATCTTCGAGGCCAACAAGCCGAAGAACGACAAGAAGATGCTGTCGGGCCTGCACAGCTTCTGGAAGCGGACCGTGGAAGATCCAGAGGGCCCACGGCCCCATGACGTTGGGGACTACGGGAAGTACGTCCACAGCCTCTTCTCCAAGACCACCATCCGCCCTGACACGACGGCGCTCACCCTGGGCAAGCCCTTCACCACTGTGAACGGTGACGCTCTGGCGATTGCAGCCAAGAAGATTCTCGGCATCTCCCGTGGCGAACAGAAGCCGGACGATCGGGACAGCTTGGCCTTCAAGGAGATTGTCTCCGTCGAGGACTTCATCCCAGAGAAGATCAACAAGGCCGAGCGGAGCATCCGCCACCACATCCGGAAGAACGTCGACCACAAGCTGAGCGTGGGCGACATCGTCTCTCCCGATCTCTTCAACCGCCCCATCCACGAGTTCTTCACCAAGGGTGGCTCGGTGGCGGAGCGGTCGGATCAGACGAACCCCATTCAGATGCTGTCGGAGAGTCGCAAGACGACTCTGATGTCCAAGGACTTCGGTGGCATCAAGGGCGACCACAACCTCACCACCGAAATGCAGGTGGTGAACCCCAGCCACTTCGGGTTCCTCGACCCGATGCACACCCCGGAGTCGGAGCGCACTGGCATCACTCTCCACCTCTCAGCGAACGCCAGGAAGAACGGCAAGGACCTGGAGACACCGGTCTACGACGTAGCCACCGGCAAGATTACCCACATGCCGGTCATCAAGTTCCATCAGGCGATGGCCGTCCTACCGGACCAGGTGAAGTGGGTGGATGGGAAGCCGGTCCCCATCGCCAAGATGGTGAAGGTCAAGCTGCCAGGTGGGGACATCGAGGAGCGACCGTTCACCGAGGCCGGGTACGTCATGCCCTCCTCCAAGGGTCTCTTCGACTACGCCTCGAACCTCATCCCCTTCCTGCCCACCGACCAGGGCAACCGCGTCTCGATGGCGGACAAGCAGTTGGAGCAGGCCATCTCCCTGAAGCACAGGGAGGCTCCCTTCGTTCAGTCGAAGACCGATGCTGAGGACCCGACTCACACCTTCGAGAAGGTGGTGGGTCAGACCGTCACGACCAACGCCCCAGTGAGTGGCAAGGTCACCAAGGTTGGGAAGGACACCATCACCATCGGTGAGGGGAAGGACGCAAAGGTCGTCCAGCTCTACAACCACTTCCCGCTCAACGACCCCAAGGGAATGATGCACTCCCTGCCCATCGTCCATGAGGGTGAAGAGGTCAAGAAGGGTCAGGTCATCGCCGACAACAACTTCACGGCCAAGGGTGTGCTGGCCGTGGGGACCAACCTTCGGGTCGGCTACATCCCCTACAAGGGCTACAACTTTGAAGACGGCATCGTAATCTCCGACAGCGCAGCCAAGAAGCTGACCTCGGAGCATCTCTACAAGAAGGATCTGGAGCTGGACCCGACCAATGACACGGTCTCCAAGTCCAAGTTCAAGGCCTTCTCCGTTGTGAAGTCCCAGCAGATGTCCAAGGAGCAATGGGACAACATCGACGATGACGGGGTCATCAAGCCTGGAACTCGGGTGAAGCCAGGTCAGGTTCTCATTGCGGCCTTGGGGAAGAACACGACCACCCGTCAGGGTCACGCCCTCGCTGCTCTGGGCAAGAGAGCCTTCAGTCCCTGGAAGAACAAGAGCCTGACTTGGGACGAAGACCACGAGGGTGTGGTCACCAAGGTGGTTCGCTCACCCAGCGACAAGAACATCCGCGTCTACGTGAAGACTGAAGAGCCGGCGGTGGTCGGCGACAAGCTCACTGGCCGTCACGGCAACAAGGGCATCATCACCCGAATCCTTCCCGACCACGAGATGCCCCACACCCTGGACAACGGGGAGAAGAGGCACCTGGAGGTCCTGCTCAATCCCTCAGGAGTCCCGACCCGTATCAACGTCGGCCAGATGTTGGAGACAGCCGCTGGGAAGATTGCGGAGAAGACCGGCAAGACCTACGTCGTGAACAACTTTGCTGGCCCGGACCACGACTACCGCCAGCAGGTGATGGATGACCTGAAGAAGCACGGTCTCAGTGACGAGGAGACCGTCTACGATCCCCACGACGTCCGGAAGCCGTTGGGTTCGGTCCTGGTTGGACCCCAGTACATCCTGAAGCTCAAGCATCAGGTCGAGAAGAAGCTCACTGCCCGTGGTGGTGGGACTTCAGTTGAAGGGCGTGGCCTGCCCTATGACGCGGACAGGCAACCGAGGAAGGGCGGTCAGCACGGAGGTCAGGGCTTCGGTCAGCTCGACATCTATACCCTGCTTGGTCACAACGCCCGCCACAACATCCGAGAGATGGCGACGTACAAGTCGGACATGCAGGATGCGACCTTCTGGTCCATCGTGCAGCAGGGAGATCCAATCCCTCCGCCACGCATCCCCTTCAGCTACCAGAAGTTCACCTCTCTGCTTCAGGGCCTGGGGGTCAACGTCTCGAAGGACGGAACGGCTGTTCGACTCCTGCCGATGACGAACAAGGAGATCCTCCACCTCGCCGGCAATGGAAGGAACGAAATCAAGGAAGGCAACAAGACCATCATCTCGAAGAACCTGAAGCCCGAGGCCGGAGGGCTCTTCGACATCCACGCCACTGGTGGAATGGATGGAGACAAGTGGGCCTTCATGAAGCTCACCGAGCCCGTCCCCAATCCCATCTTCGTGGGTCAGAACAACCGTCCAGGCCCAGTGCCCGTGTTGCTTGGACTGAAGATGTCCGAAGTCGACGACATCATGTCTGGCAAGAGGAACCTGGAGGGGAAGGTCGGAGGAGCTGGAATCGAAGCAGCCCTCAAGAAGATCGACGTTCCCAAGGAGATTGCTGCCCTCAAGGCTGAACTGCCGCATCTCGGTGGTACGACGCTGGACCGGGCCAACAAGAAGCTGAAGTACCTTCTGGCTCTGAAGGACGCTGGGCTGCAGCCACATGAGGCCTACATCCTCCACAACATCCCGGTCATCCCGCCCAAGTTCCGACCGGCCATTCCGACCGCCAAGGGCGACATCAACTACGGTCCCCTCAACGGCCTCTATAAGAACATCGCTCTGCTCAACGGCAAGCTGAAGGATCGCATCAAGGAGCTGGGTGAGGAGCATCAACACCCGGTTCGAGCTCAGCTCTGGGACGCTGTGAGAGCTCTGGAGAGCATCGGCAACTACAAGCCGGTGTACGACGTGGACTCCAGTGGCAATCGGGAGCTGAAGGGCATCCTGGACATCATCGGGGGCGGCACTGGAGAGCAGCCGAAGGAAGGCTACTTCCAGAAGCACCTGGTGAAGCGCCGGCAAGACCTGTCCATTCGATCCACCGTCATCCCAGAGCCGGCCATGGGCATCGACGAGGTGGGTCTCCCACGGCATGCGGCGATGGAGCTCTACAAGCCCTTCGTCGTAGCCCAGCTTGGGAAGTGGAGTGTGGATCCGCTTCGCGCTCAGGAAGAGATCAAGAAGGACACGCCTTTGGCCTTGAAGGCACTCGAAGCGGCTGTCGAGGACAGGCCCATCATCCTCAAGCGTGACCCAGTTCTCCACAAGTTCTCAGTCATGGCCTTCAAGCCCAAGATCATCGAGGGCAAGGCCATCCAGATCCATCCGCTGGTGACCGGTGGGTTCAATGCCGACTTCGACGGCGACACGATGGCCGGCACTGTGCCGATGTCCCAGGAGGCCGTGGAGGAGGCTCGGAACATGTTCCCCTCCAAGAACCTCTACAGTCCGACGACCGGTCAGGTCATGTACGGTCCGAGCCAGGAGTCCCTCCTCGGTCTGCACATGCTCTCGAAGTGGGGCAAAGACTCCGGCAAGACATATGACTCGGTCACCAGCCTCTCAAAGGCTGTGGACAAGGGAGAGATTCACGTCTCGGATCCGGTTCGGGTGAAGGGGCTCTTCGGTGGGAAGCCGACAACGTTCGGTCGGATCCTGATTGAGTCCCGCCTCCCACGAGGCTTCAAGCACAGCTCGGAGATTCTCCACAGCCCCGAGTTCGAGGCGACCAGCAAGACCCTCAGCGGGAAGATCACCCCGCTCCTGGCCTCTGCTCACACCGAGGACTTCGCCAAGTCCATCAATGAACTCAAGGACTTGGGCAACGAGTACTCCTACAAGCTGGGGTTCTCCATCGGCCTCAAGGACCTGGCTCCGTTGAAGGAGCGAGGTGCCATCCTGGCTGCCGCCCACGCGAAGGCGGATACAGCCAAGAAGATCACCAACAAGGACGAACGCGACAAGGCTCTGGTCAACATCTACACCGACGCCACGAACCAGATCGACGAGGCCACCAAGAAGGCCCTCTCCGGCAGCAGCAACCGTTTGGCCCAGATGGTCTTCTCTGGAGCCAGAGGAAAGCCTGGTCAGCTCAGGCAGATGATTGCGGCCCCGATGCTGATGCAGGACTCCACCAACAGGACCATCCCTGTCCCGGTGACGAAGTCCTACTCCGAAGGTCTGGACATCGGCGACTACTGGTTGGCCCAACACGGGGCCAGAAAAGGCACCCTACAGCGAGCTCAGGGAACCAGAGACCCTGGTGCCATCTCGAAGGACATCCTCAACTCGACGATGGCCACTCTCATCGTCTCCAACGATTGCGACACCCATCAGGGGCTCCTGATGGACATCAACCACAAGGACCTGCACGATCGATACACCTCAGCCCCCTACAAGCTTCGGGACGGGACCGTCATCAAGGCTGGGACCCTGGTGACTCCAGAGATCTCCTCCCGTCTTCGGAACAACAAGATCGACAAGGTGATGGTCCGTTCTCCGCTCAAGTGCGAGCACGGGGACGGCATCTGTGCGAAGTGCTTCGGCCTCAACGAGAACGGAAAGCTCCACGACGTGGGTACCAACATTGGGGTCCTGGCTGGTCAGGCCCTCGGTGAGCCGGCAGTTCAGATGGCCATGGATGCCTTCCACTCGGGTGGCATCGCCTCTTCAGAACGCGGAGCCAAGTCAGTCGACCGCTTCACCCGTCTCAAGACTCTCTTGGAGATGCCAGAGACGATTCGAGATCAGGCCACCATCGCGATGGCCACTGGGAAGATCGAAGACATCAAGAAGGACCCAGTCGGTGGTCTCGACATCTTCATCAACGGTCTGAAGCACCTGGTTCCGAAGCACCTCATCAGCGACAAGATCAAGCCAGGCATGGAGATGAAGAAGGGGGAGCCTCTGTCTGAGGGCCACATCAACCCCCACCACCTTCTCAATGCCACCAAGGACATCCATGCAGTCCAGAACCATCTCGTGAGAGAGATGCAGGAGGGTCTGTACGAGAAGGAGGGTGTGCGCCGGCGCAACGTCGAGGTGGCAGTTCGTGCCGTCACGAACCTCACCAAGGTCAAGGACCCAGGGAGTAGCGACCACTACCACGGGGACATCTTGCCCAGGACTGAGGTCGAGGAGTTCAACCGGAACCTGCCCAAGGGTGCGAAGCCCATTGAGCATGATCCCATCTTGAAGGGTGTGAGAGAGATTCCATCTCTCATCTCGAAGAACTGGATGGCCCGTCTCAACTACCAGCGGCTGTCTTCAACCATTCAAGACGCAGCGGCAGAGGGGTGGAAGGCAGAGATGCACGGCTCTCACCCCATCCCCGGCATTGCCATGGGGAGCGAGTTCGGCAAGGCACCAGCAGGTAAGTCGAAGCACGTATACTAGGAAGACCGATGGCTCCTGCTGTCACACAGGCTGGACTGATTCCAGCCATGATCCAGAAGGCTCGCGTTCTGGATGTGGACATCGCCCACTACACGCTCACCATCGCCACCGAGTTCGCGAAGAAGCCACTCTCTGGTGTCTCCTTCGCCTCCCCGTACCAGCACATGAACAATGGGGAGGGCATCTACTTCTTGCCCGAAGTGGGTTCCATCTGTTGGATGTGTGAGCCCTCAGACGGGAGCATGCCCTTCATCCTGGCTTGGGCTGCGGCTCAAGACGAGGGGGACTTCCGAGCCAAGAAGCAAGACCTAAACCCCGGTGACATCTACCTGGGAACACGGGACGAGAACTTCTTGGTCCTGCGAAGGGGCGGGGTGGTTCAGATCGGTGGCACCGGTCTATGCCAGCGGATGTACCTGCCGGTGAACAACCTCATTCAAGACTTCTGCGAGAACTACGCTCTTCATTCTCTTGGTGGGGATCTTGAATGGTCGACGTCCATTCCACAGGGCACGACGGATGGCAACAGACCGTCACTTCTCTCTGTGAAAGCGAGGGCTTTGGCCAGTGACCCCAACCCCATCGCCACCCTTCAAATCGGTTCCCACCCCAATGACTCTACGACTACTCTCAGTCTGAGTATCAAGGCGTCTGGAGCACAAGGAGCTCAAGAACAGATCAGTCTAAAGCTTGGAAATGACGGCAGCGTCCAATGGACGGTGAAAGCGGGAGTCACCTACAACGTCACCGGGGACTTCTCGGTGAGCGCTCAAGGGAACGTCTCTCTCCAAGCTCAAGGCACGGCGCAGCTTTCAGGACAGACAGGAGCAACGGTCAGCACCCCAGCGTCTGCAACTCTTCAAGGAGGAACCGGCGTCACCATTGATGCTCCAGTGACCGCCGTTACGAAAGTGATGACCGTGGGTGGTGGTGGACAGCCCGTCGCTCTTGCTCCAGCCCTTCTAGTCTGGCTTGCTGCACACACGCACCTCATCGTTCTTCCGATTCCAGGGACCCCAACAGGACCGGCATCCGCAGCACCGACCGGACCCCCACCACCGAACATCGCCTCCCTTTTGTTGTCCAGCGCCACCTAGGAGATCAGCAGATGGAACTCTTCCTCGACCAACTGCCGGAGACAGACGAACTCCTCAAGGAGGCTGCGTTCGCTGCCCGTCTCTCCGAGACTCCCGAGAACTGGCCGCAGGAACTCAACTCCGAGCTCTTCAAGCAGCTCCCCTTCCTCTCCGACTACGACGTCAACGTGAACCTGGATCGGGTCGATACCCAACGGGGTTTCGCCTTCGGGTATGCCGACGTCGCCAACAAGACGGAACGCCCGGAGCTGGAGCATGAGGAGTCGGGACTCCCACACATCCGCATCCCGCTCATCATCAAGGAGAAGTTGGCCAAGCCGTTCTCCGTCTTCCTGGATGGCGAGAGGGTGATGCCCCTCACCGAAGAGCGCATCCGGGAGTGCCTCTTCAACCCCAGCACGTTCGATCTCTCGGCCACCCCACCTCGCGACCCCAGCTTGGTCGAGACCCTCATGCCTCCCCAGCGCCAGGGTATCGGCATGGGTGGCGAGTACAAGATGGCCTCTGCGGAAGAGGCCTTCATGAAGAAGCTGGGCTGGGCCGATGAAGCCCAGTCCCCCGCCACTTCGGGTGGCATCGAGGGCTGGCTCAAGCAGTTCCATGGAACCCCTCTCATGGAACGGGCCCTCGAAGTCGAGAAGAAGAAGCTCCACCACGACATCGAGGAGAACCAACAGCGTCAAACCGAAGACGCCAAAAGGAACAAGCAGATCAAGAGCCAGGGCGCAATGTGGCGCCGGCGCGACGCAATCACCAATGAGCGTCGTGGATTGGAGCTGGAGTTGGCTCTCCATCGCCACTCGCAGTTGGTCGAGAAGACGAAGACCTCTTCCGGTGAGGAGCTCAAGAACGAGGCTGGCTCCCCCAAGATGGAGGGTTGGTGCGCCCAGTTCTCTGGCACTCCGCTCATGGAGAGGGCGATGGAGCTGGAGAAGCGGAACCTGGAGAACGACATCGAGCGCAATCGGATGGACCAGGCTCAGGACGCAAAGAGGCAGAGGGAGAGCAAGGCCCGGGACAAGATCTACCGGGAGGGTGACTCCATTCGGACTGCCAAGCGGGGCCTGGAGTTGGAGCTGGAACTCCAGAAGCATCACGCGATGCTGGGCGAGGGTCACGAGAAGACCTCGGCCATCCTGGACTTGGAGAAGGTCGCCTTCAGCCACATCTCGAAGCCGCAGTGGGAGGCCATCTACAAGAGCGACGGCGTTCGGAAGGCCATCCAGAAGTGGGGCGGCCCTGGTCATCCACAAGTTACCAACAAGGTCTACGAGACGGCGGCCAAGGCCTACGGCTACCACCCGAAGGTCCTGGACTTCAATCCGGTGAAGGCGGCCGAGCAGGCGAAGAAGGCCGCTCAGAAGGCCACGTCCAAGGGTGGTGCCGCCGGAGGAGCGGCAAAGCCGAAGACCGCCTCCCTTCTCCGGGCCATCGCTCCCACCATCCGTGAGTCGGATGCGGAGCGGTTCACGGAGCGGGTGGCATCGGACCCGACGCTCATCGCTGGGTTCCGCAAGGCGGGGGCAGCCGAGCTCCTGGTGGAGGTCTTCGAGAAGACGAAGAGGGCCTCATCCTCGGAACGCTTGATGGCACTGGCCGAGGCCGTCGAGCCGACCTGCGTCACCATCCAGAAGCTGCCGGGTGGGAACTTCCTGGTGAAGAGCGCCAACGTCAACGCCTTCGTCGAGAAGACCGCCGCCGGTGAGCAGATGCCCCATGAAGAAGCCGCAGCGGCCATGGGTCCGGAGAACGCCCAGGCGATGCAGCCAGGGCAGACCGCGTCCGTGGTTTCGGATCCGGTTGAGGAAGAGGAGATCGAAGAAGCTCCTCCGACCAAGGCCAAGGTCATCGAGGAGTTCGGGCAGTACAAGGTTCAGGACGTGATGGGCAACTCACTCCTGGGCCACGTCTTCCCGACCACCCTCTCCTGGGATGGGGAGTTCTCCCCACAGCCCATTGCGCTGTTCACCAACGGCTCAGCCTACGCTCTTCAGGAGCAGATCGCCGGCGAGCTGGTGGGCAAGGGTGTGACGCTGCCCAGCGACTCTCCACGGGGTGAGGGCGTCTTCTACGCCGTGCAGGATGGAGAGGCCATCTGCACCATGCCGGTCACCATCGCCTCGTCGATGGCAGGGCCGGATGGTCTGGCCAAGCTGACCGGCATGGACGCCTTCGGCAACCCCATCCAGGCATCCTTCACCGAAGGCCTCTCACAACCGGCTCGCATCTCGGATGTCGAGTACGCCTTCCCCAGCACCTGGAAGTTCATGCGTCTGAACGGGCAGACGCAACTCGTCCCCGATCCGATGCAGATGAACAAGCAGGCGCAGGTCGATGCCTCCAGGGATGCGGTCACTCTCTTCTACAACGGCTCCTACAACTTCGAGGGGGCATGTGGGCTGGAGAAGATCTCCCGTGACCTGCGCTACGACCTGGACCCGGTCTCCGCCGAGTTCCTCCTCGGCGTCCTCGGAGTTGACGGCATCACCGCGAAGACGAAGGTGGCAGAGGCCCGGAAGAAGGGTCACGTCAAGCTGGCCAACCTGAAGACCATCCGTCTCCTGGGTGAGCGCTTCAAGGAAGCCGAGAAGACAGCCCACGTTCTCCTCATGAAGATGCCGAACCTGCGCCGCGACCTCATCAAGGAAGCAGCGGCCATGGAGGACGAGGACACGGTGGACAGCCTCCTCGCCCTGAACTTCATCAACCCCGAGAACCTGGCCACCTTCGTCGGTTACCAGCCGGAGTTGGAAGGCACGAGCGAGAAGCTGGCGGAGATGCTGCTGTATTCCTACCTCGGAGAGAAGTCCCTACCCGAGGGTGCTCTCGATCGATCGATGAAGAACCTGGAGGAGGTCATCGTAGGACTGAAGGCCATCGCTCACTCCGAGGGTTGATTCGTGAAGCACCCAGCCCAATTCCTGATGAAGTACCTCCTCATCAAGGATCCGACCCAGTCGGATGCCGAGGTGATGAAGGTGCTTGAAGACTGGGGCTACCTCAGCCCGGAACCTACGTTCTTGGCCTTCCTGCGGCAGAGCATTCCGCCGGTGCCGGCAGGCTGGAACCCGGCTGACCGCCTGCACAGGCCCTCGATGAAGTACCTCCGAGACCAGGAGGTCTACGAGCTCTTCTATCCGACCAACGGAATCGAAGACGCTTGGGGCTACCTCTCGGAGCCGAGCAAGAGGATGGTGGTCGAGCAGATCCTCTTGGCTCGTCTCGATCTCCACGTCGCAGCCCAGAAGGTGAATCGCCAGTACAACTGGCACCTCACCGAAGAGGGGCTGATGATGTACCGCCACTACTTCTGGAACGTGAAGCTGCTCACGTTCGATGAGTGGGGCCGATACCTCTACGGTCGGAGTGCCATGTACGACCGCTACATGGCGCTGCTCCACTCGGGTCCGAAGCTCGCCTTCTTCCACCTGCGTCTTGAGCAGACGCTGGAGTCGAAGAAGATGATTCAGCGGACCCAGGAGATTGCCTACTTCGCTCTCGAAGAGGTGAACCTCCAGCCCGGAGTGAAGGCCGACAAGGTCAAGGCCATCGGAGTCCTGGGCAAGGTCGTCACCGACTGTCACAACGCTCTGTCCACCTCCGACATGGCGCTCTCTGCGGTCCTCAAGGAGTTCGAGCGGTTCCGCATGGAGCACCCGGAGCTCTCGCCTCCGGACATCAAGAAGCTCGCCCCCAACGGCAACTACTCCGGCAGCGGAGTGGACGCTGGCAAAGAGAAAGTGGAGCACCACTGATGAATGCCGCGACCTACAGAGGCTTCACGGACGAGATGAAGAAGATCGCCGCATTCATCTCCGGTGTGACAGCAGCCAGGCCCATCCTCAAGCAGTTCCATCCAGGAGCTCACGGCTTCGAGACCCTGGCCAAGGGTGTTGGTGACACGGCAGTGATCCGCCGTGGCGCCCAAGCAGCCGGTGCACTCCCTGGCCTCGTCAGCAAGACGATGGGTGCCCTGAAGGGTCTCAAACCAGGACGGGCTGCAGCGGCAGGGGCTGCAGGCCTCGCCGGCGGTGCGGTTGCAGAGCACAAGCTCCACAAGAACAAGCAGGACCAGGCTGGGTACGCCATCCCGGGATAGGAGCGGACGATGAACGTCGCAGGTTGGATCGCATTCGATGACGAGCTGAAGAAGATCTCCGCTGACCTGACGGCGGCCGGTCGGGACAAGATCAAGTCCAAGAACTTCGCCGAGCCGAAGAAGCGGGCCTACCCCATCGAGGACCCAGCCCACGCTCGGAACGCTCTGGCCCGGGTCAGTCAGTTCGGCAGCCCGGGTGAGAAGTCCCAGGTTCGAGCCAAGGTGCACGCCAAGTACCCGGGCATCGGCAAGTAGCGAGCTCGGCATGGCCCAGAAGGACTACGCCCCTGGCCTGCCGAGCAAGAAGCGGTATGGAGATCTCTCCAAACTCCGAGCTGGGCAGTTCGTAGACTTCATCGTTCAACGCCACAAGGCGGAGCGAGCTGGAGAGCACTACGACGTTCGGCTGGGCACGCCTGAGACTGGACTCTTCTCCTGGGCTACGAAGAAGGAGCTCCCCAAGCCAGGCGAGCGCCGAGCTCTCTTCCAGCAACCTCTGCACCGTCACGAGTACGGTCAGTTCGAAGGAGAGATTGCGGAGGGCTACGGCAAGGGAACGGTGGAGAAGGCCCAGGAGGGTCGACTCTTCGTCACCAAGATCACCCCCAAGTCCATCCACTTCTCGATGGCGCACAAGAAGGTCCCGGAGCGGTTCGTTCTTCTTAGCCCTCGTCCGGGACGTGGAGAGTCCCCAGAGAAGGGCAACTCCAAGCAGTGGCTGCTCCTCAACACCACCCCGACCAAGCCCGTTCCCTACAACAAGGTCCACTACAAGAAGGTGTCGCCGGAGAAGGCCGAGGCAGTCCTGGACAATCTCCAGCCTGGGAGCTCAGTCCAGGCGAAGATTGATGGGGCTGCAGCCCTCGTGAAGTTGATGGAGGACAAGGCGGAGATCATGTCCTATCGGGTGGCCAAGCAGACCGGCCATCCCATCATCCACACTGAGCGGGTCTTCAAGGGCCCAGCCACGGTCTCCATTCAGAAGGAGTACGTAGGGACAGTCCTTCGTACGGAGCTCTACGGAACCAGGAATGGCAAGACCATCCCACCCCAAGAGCTGGGTGGCATTCTGAACTCAGCCCTAGAGAAGTCCGTCGAGACCCAGAAGGAGCGTGGCATCGAGCTCAAGAACCTGGTCTTCGACATCCAGAACATCGGGAAGAAGTCGACCAAGGGTCTGCCCTACGCCAAGAGGATGGAAATCATCAAGGAGCTCATCAGCCATTTGCCGTCCAGCCGCTTCGGTCTCCCAGAAGAGGCCACGACTCCGGAGGCGGCGAAGAAGCTGCTCAAGCGGATTGGCTCTGGCAAGGAGCCACTCACTCACGAGGGCATCGTCATCCACCCGGCGGAGGGCAAGCCGTCCAAGGTGAAGTTCATGGACGAGCACGACGTCCACATCACTGGCTTCTTCCCAGCCGAAGGCAAGTACAAGGACCGAGCGATTGGGGGCTTCACTTACGCTCTCAAGCCTGATGGCCCAACGGTGGGCAAGGTGGGGACTGGGTTCTCTGATGAACTGCGTCGTGACATGTACCTGAACCCACAGGACTACATTGGTCGGGTGGCGAAGATCCGAGCTCAAGACCAACACAAGTCTGGAGCTTTCAGAGCCCCTGCCCTATTGTCGCTCCACGAGGACTACCCCACACGCAGGTGATCTATGGACTGGCTTGAGAAGGACCAGGAGACCAACCGGATCTCCAAGGCTGATGCGGAACGATCGCAGCTTCTCAACGAGGTGAAGAAGGGATCACTGCCCACGATCCAGAAGGAAGCTGACAACGGAGCTCCTCCGTTCAAGGAGATGAAGTTCCAGCCCGTGAAGAGCCCAGGCATCTACGAGGCCGAGTTCGGAGTGAAGGGCAAGGACTTGCTCTTCCACTTCTGGCCATGGGGCTACCATGCAGCCGACGCAAACGGCCAGGCAACCCCGAAGTTCTCAGCGGACTTCCTGCCCAAGCTCAAGAAGATCATGGGCGAGACCTTCGACGCCAAGCGCATCGAGGTGAAGGACGACGCGGATGTCGGAGCTCTCTTCGTGAAGGCCTCGTCCTGGGCGGACAACGAGTTCCACCGAGAGCTGGCAGTGAAGGCCTGCGAAGCCCTCCACAAAGCGATGGGCGGGAAGCCGGGCTAAGAAAGAAGGGCTAGCAGCCCTTCTCCAGGTCCGGCACGAAGACGGCTGAGCTGCCCGTCCATCGATGCCTCTCCAGACCTATGCCCATGAGTAGGAGTTCATTGATGGGAGCTCTGAGTTTGAAGTCGGAGATCCGCAACGGTCTACCCAGCTTCTTCCGAAGGCACTTGAAACAGAGCAGCACCCATGGGTTGGCTCTCTCGCCCTGATTGAAGGCTCTGATTGCCTTCGTCTTGAGCTCGCTGTAGTTGGGCAAAGCCTTCAGCCAGATCGCGTCTTGGACCATGTATGGTGAGCAGTGGTGCTCACCACAGCCCTCACAGAATGGAGCCTTTGGCGTTATCCGGATGCGCTCTGTAATAGGGCTCGCTGATTCCACAGCGACAGATCCGATAGGGTGTGTGACCCCAGGTGGTCTGAATGGGTGTCTCGTTCTTTTGGATGTTGAAGACGTGGTAGCCGTCTTCCGCTTTGCCTTTTGCGTCACAGGTCACCATCAGTCATCCATTCCTCCACCCCAGGAACTACCTTTCAGGGTGTGATAGGGCTTGAACCTCTTCGGCATGTAGCGGTCGGAGACGGTCACCTGGTGCAACTCCAGCATCTTTGCCTTGAAGGTCTCCCAGTCCTCTTTGGTCGTCTCGGTGTGAGTGCAGTAGAGGCACTGCTGGCCCATCTGTAGTTGCTTCTCAGCCGGCTGATGGATGTCGATTCCGAACCGACCGAAGCGGCCGATACAGGCGGCGGTGTTCACCCAGACGGTGATACCGTCAGAGTGGATTTGGAGTGAGGAGTCCATATTCACAGTCCTTGAGGGTTCGACGTTGCCCAGCCCCATCGATCACGTCCACCCGGTCGGCATCTTGGGCGTGCATGATGGTGTGAGGACAGTCCTGGATCTGTAATTGCTCGATGGTTTTCCTACCTTCGACCGGCCTGACTCGGTAGTAGCAAACAAACCACATCTCGTTCTTGGTGGTGGTCATGGTTCTCCCTGGATGGCAGCTTCGAGATCTTCCATTCCAGAGAAGACCTTCTTGAAGTCCCTCTCGACCTGGGCCTTCCAGTCGTAGAGCGAAGCGAGTTGAGACCTCATGATGTAGATGAGCTTGGTCATTCTCCTGAACGTCCAGCTCAGTTGAAAGGCGAGGAAGCAAAGCCGGCAGAACGCCACCGGCTCCTTCAGCTTCTCCAGCTCGGTCGAGTTGAGCAGTACGGGTGTGTCGCAACAGAGACACGCCATGCTTCGGTCAAGCTTGACTCCCTCCATTGCGAATCTCCCGTTTGAAGCGTTTGCAGTAGGCCAATCGATGGAGGTACTGGGTCTTCGTCGTGCCGTCGACGAGGAGTCCGTTCTCCTTGATGGCCTTCAGGTGGTCTTCGGTTCCGTAGCCCTTGTTCTTGCCCCAGCCGTACGGATCTGTTCCGAGGATGCGGCCGTAGGAAGCCATGATGCAGTCCCGAAAGACCTTGGCGATGACGGAGGCGGCCGACACTTCCTTGTACTTCACGTCCGCCTTAGCCTCGACCTGCTGAACTCCAAGCCACTTCTCGATGCGGTTCTTCCCATCGACGTAGAGGAGCTCAGGCTGTCGTCCTGGGAGGAGATCTCCTAGGGCACGGCGGTAGGAAAGCTGGAGCGCTGGGTAGGGAGAGTACTGATCAATCTCCCATGGCCAGGCGTGGCCGATGCCCACATCGTAGGCGGCCTGACAGAGGGGTAGGAACATCGTCTCCCTCTGGATGTCTGTGGTCTTCTTCGAGTCCTTCACTCCGGGTGGCAACAGAGCCAGGTCGGAGGGACGAAAGACAGCAACAACCGAGATGATGGGTCCGGCCAGGGCTCCCCAGCCAACCTCATCGATTCCACCGGTGATCATCGGATGGATCTCAAGAGCAACAGGTAGCCGGTGATGACTGTGAGAACTCCCATGGCAATCATCAAGAAGAGCAGGATTGCGAGAACCCTGCCTTCGAAGACGGCGTAGCCCTTGACCATTCGCCCGCCGCAGTCACAGCCGTACTTCACCGTGACGTCGTCCATCAAGAAGCCCTTCTTCCTGGATTCAGATATCTGATTCCACGAACACGTGTGGGGCATAACGATTCCTCCTAGAGCCTTATCCCCTAAGGCTTCTCGTTCTTGTCTGGGCCCAATCGACGCTTGGTTCCTATCGAAATGAACAGAGCTGTGTCTCCAGCTTCGACCTTTCCTTCGGGTACTGCGTCGTTCTTGTGAGCCCAAATCTGGAAGAGATTCCAGATGTCGTTCTTGACTTTGCCATTCACCGGGTCCTGCCACTTCACTCGAAGCGTGTACACGAGCGGATTCACAGATGCTCTAAGGTCATAGATGATCTGTTGACCCAGAGCTCTGCTCGTGGATTCCGCGAACTCACTCAACCAAATCAGGGGTGGAGGGGTCATTTGAACTTCATCAGATACCGAATGGCCTTCTTCAACAGTTGAATGCGATCCTTGAACTGCCCCAATCCGGTGTTGCAGTGGAAGCAGAGCAGGCCCCTGACTTTCTTCGTTTTGTGGTCATGATCCACATGGAAGTTTCGGCCCAACCTCCGACCACAAAGGGCACATCTATTCCTCTGCTTCTTCCGCAGAGCCTTTAACTGTTCCGTTGTGATCCCGTACTTCTTACGACGATGCCAAGCCTGGATGTACCTACGTCTCGCTGGACGGTTGTTGAACTCGCTCCAGTACCCAATCCGGTTTGTGGCCACTCTACTCTCCGTACACGCATCAGTTTACAGATGACCGTAGGTCGTACATGATGCCCTGACCCAAAGCCCGACTCGTTGATTCGGCAAACTCTCTCAACCACGTTAGCGGTGGCGGCGCGTCCATGTACGAAGTCCTCTCCAGTGAAGAGTACCACCGGCGCAATAGGTCAAACGTTGTATGGGAGAATGGGGAGCCGCACATCAGGGAAGAGTGGGACTATGAACCCCTTCCCCTCGATGACGACTTCGCTGACGACGAGGAGATTGCCAAGAAACAGGCTGAGCTGATTGGCATCTCGCCTTCCCAGTTCGTCGAGTTCGCAATCAAGGTCCCGGACAAGGAGGCTCAGAAGAGAGTCCCCTTCTCCTTCCAGGGCCGCAAGTACCTCAAGCTTCCCTACAACACTCCGTCCAAGAGGACCCTCTACAAGTGCGGTCGGCAGGTCGAGAAGAGCACACTGCTCGGCAACAAGTGCCTCTCGTACTGCTGCATCATCAACGCCTTCAACGTCCTCTATGTCTCTCCGACCAACCAACAGACGAAGACCTTCTCTGCTGACCGTCTCAAGGAACCCATCGAGACTTCGGAGCACCTCAAGGCCTGGACGACTTCGAAGCTCAGCGACAACGTCTTCCTGAAGAAGTTCATCAATCGCAGCCAGGTCACCCTCCGGTACGCGTACCACAACGCAGACCGTGTCCGAGGCATCCCTGCGGACATGATCCTGATTGACGAGCTTCAGGACGTCATCACGGACAACATCCCCGTCATTGAGGAGTGCGCCTCGCACTCCTCCTACAAGCTCTTCATCTACTCTGGAACGCCCAAGAGCTTCGACAACGCCATCGAGCACTATTGGACCAACCTCTCAACGCAGAACGAGTGGGTGGTTCCGTGTGAGGCCCATGGAGTTCCTGGGAACCCAGCCTCTTGGCACTGGAACGTCCTCGGCGAGAACAACATCGGCAAGGAAGGCCTCGTCTGCGAGAGGTGCCACAAGCCCATCAATGCGTCCCACCCCAAGGCCCAATGGGCATCGATGAACCCTGGGGTGAAGAACAAGTTGCGAGAGCCCTATGAGGGCTACCGCATTCCCCAGCTCATGGTCCCGTGGCTCCAGTGGCACGAGATCATCGACAAGCACACGAAGATGCCGACGGCCCAGTTCCACAATGAGGTCCTGGGCCTCTCGTACGACTCCGGCACCAGGCCTCTGACCCGTCAGGACATCATCGACAACTGCCGTCCCGGCCAGCTCATGACCGTCGACGAGTTGGGCAAGTTGATGAAGAGGGTTGGGGATGCCATCCCTGTCTTCGCCGGCATCGACTGGGGCACTGGCGAAGGAACCTTCACGGTCTTGAGTCTGGGGACGTACATCGACGAGCACTTCACCATCTTCTACATCCACCGATTCGAAGGGCAGGAACTGGAGCCAGAGCGGCAGCTCGATCTCATCGACGACATCATCCGCAACTGGAAGGTGAACCTGGTTGGGGTCGACTACGGCGGTGGCTTCTACATGAACGACAAGCTGACCAGGAAGTTTGGTCAGGATCGCATCATGAAGTACCAGTACTCCCAGCCCAGTCAGAAGGTCCGCTGGGAGCCGATGCTGAAGAGGTTCATCGTCCACCGTACCGAGGTGATGTCCGACATCTTCAACGCCATCAAGCGGCGGAACGTCTTCCGCTTCCCTGACTTCGCCCAGTTCGAAGACCCCTACTCCAAGGACTTCCTCAGCATCTTCTCGGAGTACAACGAGCAGCAGCGGCAGATTCAATACAAGAAGACCCCTGACTCCACGGACGACTCCTTCCATTCCGTCCTGCTCTGCTTCTTGGCGTCGATGCTCAAGCACCCCAGGTTCGACGTCATGAACCCCACGGACAAGACCGGAGTCCAATCTGAGGACTAAGAAAGAGGAGCCTCCCCGAACAGCGGGGCTCCTCTTCTTGGACTACGCGGTGCGAGCGCGGAGGGTCCGGGTCGGAGACGAGTCCTTCTCGCCGAACCAGCCCATCCGGAAACCCCAGCCGAAGTAGCCGGCCACGGCCTCGTACGCCGTCCAGAGCAGCATGCCGCCGACGACCACGACGGAAACGTGCCACAGCGCGATCCGGGTCTTCGCCAGGCGAACCAGAGTCGCCTTGACGCTGTCATCGACCGGCTTGCCTCGCAACTTCGCAGCGAAGTCCAGCTTGCCGTAGTCCTCGGCAATCGCTGCTCCCATCTCGCGGAGGTTCTTGACGTCCTCCTCGTCGGTGATGAAGTCCATCATGACTGCGCCGGCAGCGTTCCTCAGGCGATCGAGTTCCTGTGGGGAAACCTCTCGAACGCCTCGAACGGTGCCGATTGCCTCGACTGCGATGCCAGGATCCTGGCCCTCCGACTGGCCTGATCCCGGTTTGTCACTTCCCTGTGTACGCGACATGTGCTGCCTCCCTGTGGGGTGCAAAGCTGAGCTCATTCTCAGCTCTACGACCTTATGCCGAGGCAGTCTGTCGAATTGCAGTTAGGAGGCTGCAACCTTGCGCAAAAGGCTCTCTTTCAGGTCGTCGATGCCGGAGAGGATGACTTCAGAGGTTGTTCCTCTGCCCATCTCGGTCCACATGATGATGGTGCCACGCAGCTTCCTACGTCCCTCCCCGAGTCTCTGTGCACGGGCCTGCCAGGGCAGTGAAGAAGCCCCCTGTTTCTGAGCCAGGTCGCACATCCGGATGCACAGTTCGTAGATGGGGACCCAGGCTTTGGGTTCACGAGTCGCCGAGATGAGCTTCTCCAGGAACATCTCGTCCATCCTCTCGAAGAGTCCCACCCACTGATCCACATGCTCTTCCGTCCATACCCCTGCTGCCAGGTAGGTCTTGGCGGCATTGAAGATGCCGGAAGTCTCAGCATCCGAGGGTCTCAGGGGCTCGTCTCGGATCTCCAGGATGTGCTTCACGGTGTTCATCTCGTGTTCCAACTTCTGGAGCCTGTTGGCCATTTGGAGAAAGGCCATTCGGTTCATCGCCGGGAGGTCTGAACCGAGCTCAATGGAGAGCTGCTCGACGTCATCTCGATTGAGGACCGTCTGTCCCTCTCGAAGGGAGCTCTTGATGTAGCCCCTCTTCACGTAGTTGAAGATGGACCTCTTCGACTTCCCCAACCTGTTCGCCGCCTCGGCGTAGGTGTAGAAACCGCTTCCCATGCTGTGGTCTCCCATCTAACCTGCTGAATAGACCGGCTAGCCTGCGCGGGAGTCTACACGAATGTCCTCTGAGCTTTCGACTCTTCTTGGCGGTCGGCGTCATGCCCAGGTTTCCCCAGAGCAACTGGAGTTGATGGGGAAGCAGGCCGCCAACCTCTTCTTGAGTGAGGGAGTTTCACTCAATGAGGGAATCGCCAAGCTGGCAGGTGCCCATCCGGACATCAACCAGGAGCAGATCAAGAGGATCTGCGAGTTCGCCAATACGGACGTCTACCTGGCCAAGCACGACAAGAACAAGACCGCCGGCGCCGAGTCGAGCTACCCCCAGTTCCAGCTCGCTGATCCAGCCAGGATCATCCAGGACATGAGCGATGGGGCGCACCCCAAGACGGTCACCGAGACCGATCGGGACTACGGCAAGCAGCCGCTGAAGAAGGAGAAGGTCTCTTCGGCGAAGTCGGACGAGCTGTTGGGCGAGATGTTCGGGATGAAGGAAGCCAAGGCCAGGGCCGACTTGGACTTCAGCTCGGCAACCGCCATCAAGGAAGTCACCGACGCCAAGGATGCTCTCATTGGGCTCCGAGACAGTCTCGCCGGGACCGGAGAGCAGTTCGATCTGTCCTTCAAGACCGCTGCCGCCGACTACTACGACACGGTGAAGCGTCACCTGTTGGACGGAGGCGGCTTCGAAGAGGTGATGGCGGCAGCTCGTTCTTCCGGTGCCTCCTCCGAGAAGATCGCCGAGATGATGGCCCCGGTCGTCACTCGGCTCTTGAAGGAGAAGGTGTCCACCGCCGACATCCTCAAGGCAGGGATGAGGAACCTGGAAAAGGTGGCCCATCGGGTCGTCAATCCAGAGCACCCTCTGGTGATGGTCTTCCAAGAGGTGGTGGCACTCGATCACGAAATCGAGAAGGTCGCCTCCGGTCTGGAGCAGGTGGAAGGCGAGCTGAAGAAGGTGAACGGCTTCATCAAGGAGCGCATCGTTGCTGGCTCAGCCAGATAGCAGATTCATCATCTACGGGTTGTTCGACCCAAGGGATGGTGGAGAATTGCGCTACATAGGAAGAAGCACCTCTGGTCTCAGACGCCCTAACAGTCATTGCACGCCCGGAAGTTTGAGGAAGGATGGATTTAGTCACAAGGGGAATTGGATTAGACAACTCCTGGCTCTAGATCTGAAACCTGAGGTCGTTGTCTTGGAAGTGTTCCCCAATAGCGACCCTTTGAGTGAAATGGAGAGACAGGCCATAGAGCTCTACCGTTCCATGGGTTTCCGGTTGGTCAATGCTACGGATGGCGGTGAAGATGGATCTCCAGGTCCATTAAGCCCAGAGACGAGAGCCAAAATCTCGCGAGCCGCAAAAGGAAGGGTCATCTCCGAAGAGCAAAGAAGGAAGATTGCAATTGGGAGAACAGGGAAGATTCATTCCCCAGAAACACGAGCAAAGATGTCTGCCGCACTGAAGGGTCGGAAGCATTCCGTGGAACATCGAAAGAAGAACGCGGAAGCCCGACTGAGGTTTTATGCTCAACAGGCTCACTAAGCTGGCGGCTCGTTCCGCCCAGCTCCGCAACGCCGCCCTGTTGAAGCAGGCAGGAATCCTAGGGTCGGTGGCCAAGGGCGTTGGGCAGTGGGCCGTGAACAACCCGGGCAAGGCCCTCTTTGGTGCCATGGGGACCGCCGGCGCAGCGACAGCAACGAAGGGCAAGTACCGGCAGTTCAAGAGCGGATTCGATCCAGCAGTTCAGCAAGTGATGATGGGCAACGTACCGATGCCCCCAGGAGCAGGGTGATGAACTCGACCGACTTCTTGAAGCTCGCCAGCCTGGTCAAGCCAGAGCTGATCGAGAAGACCGCCAAGGCTCTGGCAGCCCTGGAGTTGGTGTCCCCTGAGCACGCCAACGAGTTGAAGGCGGAGATGGACGCCATCATAGCCCGTCCTCTCCAGCTCATGGAGAAGAACGCCGGCGCCGCTTCCGCCATCGCGAGTGCCTACGGGAAGGTTCCCCAAGGCGTGAAGACCGTGGCCGTCTTGGGAGTCGGTTCGGCCCTGGCCGGGTTGGGCAGTTCCATCGCCACTGACCTCTATGACGCCGCCCGCCGGAAGTTCACCAGTGGCCGCAACTTCAAGCGGATCATGGACGCCAACCCGGAGCTCTCGAAGGGATTCGACAAGAAGCAGTTGAAGGCGACCTTCGACACCCTCCACCGGTACGCTCCCGACTTCACCGCCGATGCGCTCATGGGTGGAAGCCTTCTCTCCGCCATGGCCCAGGTGCCCGGCAACGAGAAGAACTTCATCGTGGAGCTCATCAACAGCCGCAAGAACCTGGCGGATGCCAAGTCGAAGCAGTACTCGCCGGCGCACTTCCCCCTCAAGGACGTCAAGGACCTCTACCAGGGCAAGAAGACAGGCCCGTCACCCCACTACTCTGAAGGATGATCGAGAAGCAGTGCACCTTCTTCGGTAGGACCGAGTCCGGCATCTTCTGTCAGGCCCTGTTTGGAAGCGCCGGGGTCTTTGAGAAGACAGCCGGTGCGCCAGCCTTTGCCAACTGGGACACTGGGGACCACCTCCGGAAGTACATCAAGACCATCACCAAGGAGGACCGGAAGAAGTACTGCTACACCCTGGTGAACGCTCTTGGCGCCGGCGAGTACTTCGGCTCCAACATCAACGCCGACTTCTTCCCCTGGGATGCTCTGACCCACGAGGGGGAGGACTACGGCTACAAGACGTTCGAGTACTTCGCTCACGCCTTTCAGCACCACAAGAACAAGGATCCCTCCCGGGCCTTCGGTGTCCCTGTCCTCTCCATCCTGAACCACCCGATGAAGCGGGTGGAGCTCATCGTCAGACTGAATCGAGAGAAGGCCAAGACCGAGGGTGCAGACGGCATCATCACCCGGATCGACGCCGGGGACTTCCCAGACGTGTCGATGGGCTGTCGGGTTCCCTACGACGTCTGCTCCATCTGCCACCACAAGTCCAAGACGAAGGACGACTACTGCGACCACATGCGACCGCCGGAGGAGCTCCGGCACATCTATGGACCCAATCGGATCCTCTTCGACGGTCGGAAGATCTTCGTCTACAACTTCACCCCCAAGTTCTTCGACATCTCTTTCGTCTTCATCGGGGCAGACAAGACTGCCAAGGTCATGGCGAAGCTCGCTTCTCGTGGACCTCAGCTATGCCTGGGTGATGTGTGCACTCTCGACAAGCCTTCTGCTGATATTGCTGCGGAGGCCGGGCCTCGTACTGACTGGATTAGCCCGAGCTCTCTCCAGAAGGTGGCGGCGGTCGAGGGGTGCGGATGTGGGTGTGAAGGAGAGAAGTGCTTCGGGAAGACCGCCTCCCAGAAGCTGAGCGCCATCATCAAGCAGATCCCAGCCGGGTCGTTCTCCATTCGTCGGCTCCAAGACGTCGAGAGGGCTGAGCCAGGCATCCCCGACAAAGCCTTGGATTCAATGGCAGAACACCCACTGCCCAAGGTCCTGGGCGCCATGACGGTGATGGGGATCATCCTCCGGCCACCCGAGTTCCAGAGGGTCGTCCTGAAGCGAATGGGGGAAGACGAACTGGCAGACGACTTCTCTCGCTCCCAGAAGGTTTTCTCCCCGACATCATCTTTCTCTCCTGCCTCGGTCGACACGGACTCGAAAGACGTCGCCCAGACTCTTCTTCCACTTCTCTCCAGCCTCATCAAAGAGAGAACTGCCTTTGGGGGACCCTTTCAGATCAGGGTCACAATTGCTGGTGGAGGGCACAAAATCCCTCTTCCCACACCAACTCCTGTCGAGCATCCTTTACTGGACAAGATCAGCGCGGCCTACAATGGGTATCGCCGTGAACTCTTGATGAAGCTCTCGCAGGCAACAGAGGTGGTTGAAAGCGACCCTCAGTTGAGGGAGACGGTGCTCGGAGACGGACTGGTGAACATGTTCTCAAAGCAAGCCAGCTCGACCCCGACACTCTCCATCGACTCGATGGCGTACTTGATGGGCGCGTACCTCGAAGACCGTGGCCTGTTGTCCAACACCGGTGTTGCGACAGCAATGGCGGTGTCAAACCCCAGTCTCCTCGCCGAGGAGCAAACGGCCTAGGGGTTCGTGAACCTCGAAGACGGCCACCAGAGCTGTGAACCCCCAAGGAGAACTGAAGATGGACAAGACGCTTGCAGAGTTCTACGGAACCAACGCCGACGTCGAAGTCGACGCCGAGAAGTTGGCCGCCGCCGAGGCCGCCGAGGTCCTGGCTGGCGAGAAGGGCGTGAACCTCGAAGACGGGGAGATGACCGAGGAAGATCTCGAAGCCGTCGCCGAAGAGGTGTTGAAGGGCGAGGGTGGTGAGACCCCGACCGAGGAGACCGAGGTCAAGGAGCCCGAGGCAGCCGCTCAGGAGAAGTTCGCCGAGGCGGACTACATGGGCCGCGTGATGGCTCACGCCTTCGTCGCCGAGTCGAAGGAGATCGAGAAGGAAGCCACCGCCAAGGCCAAGACCGCCTCGAAGGCCGGCAAGGTGGCCGATCACCTGAAGAAGGTGAAGAAGAGCGCCGCCATGCCCCCGCAGTTCATGAAGGGCAAGGAGGAGAAGGGCAAGGAAGGCAAGGAGGAGAAGGAAGAGAAGAAGGAGAAGAAGTCCTCCGCCTTCGAGCAGCTCGTCAACACCCGCATCGCCGAGATCCTCCAGGCCAACGACATCGACCCGACGACCGTGAAGGTCTCCGAGGCCGATCCGAAGGCCGTTCTCGCCGCGAAGGTGGACGAGAAGGCGTACGAGACCCTGAAGGAGATGGGCTTCCAGATCGAGGAGTAGCCATCACACCCCTGGGTGGGGCTGATTCCCAGCCCCACCCAATGTGAGCCAGATGCCCGAGTGGATCCACAATCGAGAGCGCCACATCAAGGCGCACAACCCTTCGATGCCGGAGTCGGAGGCGTTCGCGATTGCCACCCAGCAGGCTCACGCCACCGGTCACACCCCGAAGGGGTTCGGGACGGCCAAGGGAAAGGCAGAAGCCAAGGCGAAGTACCCGAACGGGAGTGAGTACAAGCAGACCGCGAACCCCAGCCACAAGTCCAAGTCCTCATCGGCATACGACTCGGCTTTGTGGATGGGATTCCAGGATGAACTGGCCAAGATTGCAGCGGCCAAGCCCTCAACGTTGACGTCGCAGCCGAAGATGACAGCGAGACCAGTTGTGAAGGAACCGGATCTACCGGGCTCCACGCAGGACCACATCAGCAGTTCCAGAACGATTCAACCACCGCCCGTCACCTCGGGCGTGTACTGAAGGAGCCGGGAACATGGCGATGCCATCCAAGCTGGCCGGACACCTCAACCTGCAGGACCTGATCACGAACACCATCGAAGGTGCTCGGGAGAAGATCGCAGCGGTCGAGGACAAGGAGAAGGCCAAGAAGCTCCTGGCTTTCGAGAAGAAGGAGCACGGCGGCCACATCCCCTCCGAGAAGGAAGAGAAGGAGGAGAAAGAGAAGATGTCCTCCGCCATCGACTTCTCGGACCCGGACGAGATCGAGAAGCTCGCCTCCGCTTTGGATGAGGTCGGCGATCAGCTCATGTCCAAGGAAGCGGACTCCGTCGAGTTGGGCGGCGAGAAGCCCCAGGGCGGAACCGTTCTTCCGACCGCGTCTCCGGTGGGCGGCAAGCAGAACTACGGCAAGGACAAGTCGAAGGCTCACAACGTCCCTGCCCACACCCCCGAGATCAAGGCTCCCGACGACAAGGGCGCCAAGACCCTCACCGAGGACACCCTCAAGGGCGGTCATATCCCCATCACCAAGGGCTACCCGGCCAAGGGCGTCCTGAAGGTGGGGGAGGCCAAGCCCGCAGACAAGACCACGGTGGCCGAGCCCGAGAAGAAGGCGGCCATGGAGAAGTGCTCTTGCGACGGCAAGGGCACCTGCGAGTACTGCAAGTCGAAGGAGAAGAAGAGCTCCATCGAACTCATCGCCGAGGCCAAGCTCCAGGAGAAGAAGGCTGCCGCCGGCGAGTTCAAGCCACTCCAGCCGGGTGGTCACGGCAAGGTCGAGGGCAAGGCCAACGAGCACGACAAGGGTCTCGCCGCAGCCAAGCCGCCGATGGTGAAGAAGGGTTCCGCCCTCGACTTCATCATGGGCCGCCTCTCCAAGGTGGCCGAGTCCACGCAGGGTGGCATGACCCTCGACTCCCCCTCCGAGACGGGCCCCAAGCCGGACAGCAACTCCGCCGGCGGCAATGATGCCCGCTCCCACATCGGCAGCAACAAGGCCGCCATCGACGCCAAGAAGGTCCAGACCAAGGGCCCTCAGAAGCGGATGCTCTCAGAAGTGCTGACCGAGCCGGCTCTTTCCAAGGCTCACGACGCGAAGGTGCAGGAAAACCTGCGTAACGCCTCCAAGGGTGGCGTGAAGATCGCAGCGGTGAAGGCGTATCTCCAGAAGATCGCCGAGGATCCAAACGACCCTCGTCACGAGAAGCTGAAGATCGCTTTCGACAAGAAGAAGGCCGAGAAGAAGGAGAAGTCGTCGACAGGGGTCGGAAACGTCGCTCCCATGTCGGGGACTCCCACCCCGAATCCCGGCGCAACCTCGATGTAGTTCATCCAGAGACCAACGGACTGAAGGAGATGGCAATGGAGAAGCTGAGCAACGCTGAGGTCGGCCAGCTCAACAAGTTGGCGGCCCAGACGATCCGGGCTCTCTCTGGAGAGAACCAGGAGCTGAAGACGAAGGTGGCTTCGTTCGAGAAGAAGGAGAAGGCAGAGAAGCTTGCCAAGGTCATGGACGAGAAGGGCTTGGAGCCCGAGTTGTCCATGTCCGAGAAGGTGGCGAGCCTGCTCGAACGAGACGACCTCGACGTCATGGAGAAGGCAGTGGGTATGACTGCGACACAGAGGATGAAGCTCGCCTCTGTGAAGGACGATCAGCTCGTCACGGTCGAAGGTGGGGAAGACACCACCGGCGACTCCGCAGCCGATTCCTTCGCCGCAAGCCTGGCCTCGATCGGGGACTGACCAAGAAGAGGAAGAAGATTCCTCTTCCCACGAAGACAAGAGCAGTGGTGCGATACTTCCAACCCTTGAAGGAGAACTGATCAGATGTCCGCCCCCAACTTCGTTTTGATCACCGAGCTGCAGACGCTGACTCGGCGTGACTTCCCGGTCACGGATGCGACGGTCATCCCGCCGCTCAACTCCAACGCTCTCGTCGACGGCGAGTGGCTGGAGATGGACACCACCCCGTCCTACACCCTGAAGCGTGGCGCTTCGGGCTCCGGCGTCCACGAGGGCACCAACGCCCTGGTGTGGCCGGTCCACACCGAGAAGGGTCGCTACGACGTTCAGGCGATCAGCAAGGTGAACGTCCTCTTCGGCGGGATGTACGAGGCCGAAACCGCCATCGCGAACACCACCTCTCTGGTGGTGGGATCCGCCCTGACGGTCCAGGACGTCAGCACCCTGGGCTTCGCCACCCGCCGTGGCCTCGGTCTTCAGACCGGAGCTGAGGGCACCGGCGTGGTCGTGGTCGGCTACGTCAGCCGCCTCATCTCGGAGGGATTGCAGTACCCCGGGATGAAGATCCGGTTCGTCCACTTCGGGAACCAGAAGCTGTTCTAGGCCAAGAAACCGTCAACCAACATCCACTGGCGGATGGCCTTGGCCTGAAGCCGCAACAGGAGAAACGAACATGGGTGCAGTTCCAGCGAAAGTCCTCAACGACCTCTTCTTCGAGAAGGTGGCGACCGGTGAGGGCAAGGACAAGATCGCCGAGTACGGCGGGACGTACATCCGGGACCGCTTGCGTGAAGTGAGCTTCGCCCGGAAGATCCTCCCGCCCATCCCGGTGCAGCGGACCGAGCTCCAGAGGTCCGTCAACCACGACACCCTCGTGAAGATCGTCGACATCGAGCCGAACTCGGCCGCGATGTCCCTGACCTTCCGTGGGCAGCCGACCGCCCGGTTCATCCGGGGCGCACGCTACGAGATCCCCTTCTTCACCATCTCCTCGGAGAAGTTCGAGAAGACGGAGCAGGAGCTCTTGGCGTACGAGATGCCCATCACCAAGATCATCGAGGAGAACTCGGTGAAGGACGTCCAGTCCATCGAGGACCGCCAGTTCCTGCTGTACATCGAGGCGGCGGTTCAGGCGTTCCAGTTGAACGCCAACGGTGGAACGCCGACCGCGTTCAACACCTCGAACGTCAACTCCGCAGCGGTGGTCTCGTCGTCGGTGGTCAAGGGTGAGGGAGCTCTCACCTCGGCAACCAACGACTTCGTCATCCACCCGGTGCTGAAGCCGGACTTCATCAAGCTCAAGCAGCTCCTGCACCGCCGTCACCTGAGGGCGGAGCGGATCGTGATCACCGAGCCCGACTACGACAACCTCTCGGCCTGGACCATCCAGGACGTGTGGAACATCGCGGCCGAGACGGCGACCGAGGGCTGGAAGGCCAACACGGTGGTCGGTCTGAAGATCATCCGCACGATCAAGACCGAGATCCTCCGCGAGGGCAACGTGTACTGCTTCACGGCGCCCGAGTTCTTCGGCCGGTTCTACATCCTGAACCAGACGAAGTTCTACATCGACAAGATCGCGAACCTCATCACCTGGCAGTCGTGGGAGGACATCGGGATCGGCATCGGCAACATCGCGTCGGTGGTCAAGCTGGAGCTGTACTCCGGCTCGGTCACCCCGGGTGCGACCGACACGGGCTTCGCCAACGGCCTGCCGCTGTCCGAGGACAACATGTCCCCGGTCAACAACCAGGCGGATGCAGGCCAGTTCTACCCCCAGGTTACCCAGTTTTGAGTTGACGTAGGGGTAGAACTCCAGTAGATGAAGAGCCTCGGAGAGATTCGAGGCTCTTCGTCTTTCTGGAGGTGTACTTGAAGTGTCAACGCAATGGTTGTGAGCAAGAGGCTGATGAGGGCTATCGATCCTGTTCGAAGTGCCGCAAGAGAGACTCAGAAGCCAGTGCTCGCTATCGAGCCAAGACTCCCAAGCAGCCAGGCCAATGCAATCGGAAGGACTGTCCCAATCAGGCTGACCCGGGTTTCAAGTCCTGCTCTCGTTGTCGCCAGAGGACAAAAGACTATGAAGACTCTATTCGTGAAGAGCTGAGGATCGAGAAGAGCGAAAGATACCATCGCATCAAGGCGGAGACCTTCGAGAGATACGGTGGGGCCAAATGTGCTTGCTGTGGGGAGACCCACCTTGAGTTCTTAGGCCTGGATCACATCAACAATGACGGAGCTGCCCACCGAAAGGTAGTAGGGAGTAAGAACATCTACTTCTGGCTCAAGGCGAACAACTTCCCCCCGGGCTTTCAGGTCATGTGCCTGAACTGCAACTTCTCTCTTGGCCACCATGGCTACTGCCCTCATCATCCTGAGATCACTCGGCCCGTCAATTGTGGTCTGAAGGCTCAGGGACAGATTCAAACAACGATTCCCACCGAGACTGCTGCCTAGTACCCTTTCTCTCACTGCCAGCAAGAAGGAGATTCTCATGCCTGAGGCTCAGACCGCCCCCGTTGATCCAGAAGTCGCTGCAAAGGAAGCCGCAGCGGCTGAGGAAGCCGCCAAGGACCCCAAGAACTGGACTCCGGCCAAGCGCCTCGGCGCTTCGTACATCCCCACCCTGGAGGAGTACGTGAAGTCCGGCTACAAGGCCGAGGACTACGACGCCTTCGTCTCCAACCGAGCGAAGGAGATCGAGGCGCTGGGGCTCACTCCGCACTCGAACCGGCTGCTGCGCCCGGAGGGTCCACACTACATCGTGGAGGCAGCCCTCCAGGCGACGCGGAAGAACCTCAACATGCACCAGAGGAACTCCTCGTGGTTCTCCGAGGCTCCTCGCATCGGGGACAAGGTTCTTCGTCGTGGGGTGAAGGTCCACCTGACCGAAGGGCAGAAGAAGGTCATGGATCTCCAGCTCCGTCGACTCCACATGGCCCACGCTATCGAGATCTACAAGGTCGACGAGGACGGCAACCAGACCAACCTTCGTGACGTCCCCGACATGAGCGACGCGAAGGCGGTCATGGACGGTCCGAAGACGCCGGCAGGCGGCACAGAGCTGCCTCCAGACGTCACGGCTGCCGAAGCGCCGTTGGTGGACCCGGACAAGACGCAGCAGGTTCAGGTCATCCCGCCGGCGGAGGCCCTGAAGGGTGGACCGGACCCGACCGTCTTCCCCGTGAACCCTGCGGCTGACGCCACGGACTCCGAGCTCGATGCGGCTGCGGATGCCGTTGGGGAGGACGACGGTGGTAAGGTGGAGGGAGCCCCCAAGAAGAAGAGCAAGAGGTCTTCCAAGAAGGAGGGATAGCCCGTGCTCGTCTACAACCTCTCGAAGAAAGAGCTGTACTACCGGGGACGTCCGATCGCCGCCAACGGCGGCTCCAGGGAGTACCCGGACATGAAGTACGTCCCCACCAGGGACATGAAGCTCCAGGACGACAAGGTCTTGGCCTTCGGTCATCTCCCCTCCTGGTGGAAGTTCGAACAGGAGGCCAAGGCGGTCGCCGAGGCCAAGAAGAAGGCGGAGGCAGCAGCGGCTCAGGAGGCTCCGGCCGAGGTCAAGAAGACCCTCCCTGCGGTGCAGGTGACCAAGGTGGAGCTGGAAGTCGAAGAGGACACGAAGTCGGACAAGCCGAGCGCTTCCAAGGACGCGTCCAAGCGGAGGTAGGAAGGTCGGAGGTGAGCTGTGCCAATCGTTCCACCCCCGACGCCTCCCATCCCCGATGACGGTGATCCGAACCACTTCGGATTGCCGAACGCCGAACTGACGCTGGACCGGATGGTCCAGATGGTCAGGACGTTCACCCGAGACTACCCGGAGCTCAACCGGCTCATCGCCGGCGAGGAGAGCTCCAACAGGCAAATCGTCTGGGCCATCCTCGACACCCTGGACGACTACAACACCACTCCGCCTTTTACCCACTTCAACGTGGGGAACTTCCCCTCTCGATCGCTCTTCGTTCGAGGGGCGGTCATCTCACTCCTGCAGTCCATCGGTCTTCTGCAGACGAGGAACCAACTCTCCTTCACGGATGGAGGCATCCAGGTCGGCATCAACGACAAGACGCCCTTCATTCAGCGCTGGCTAGAGCTGTTCATGAACAGCTATGAGCACAAGAAGGAGCGCATCAAGGTGGCCTACAACATCGAAACGGCCTGGGAAGGCGGCATCAACAGCGAGTACCGTTTCGTCAATAACTTCTACGGCGAATGGTGAGTGATAGGATGGAGCTTGACACTATCCAAGA